ATGAAAATGTCTCTCGAAGTTGAGCTGTACCCCACTCTGCTCACGATGCCGCGCTGGTTCGGAACGCCAGAAGTGCAAATCCTGCCGGGACTACCCGAGCATTACTTCATCAATGAAGTGCAGCCCGGGTGGTTTGTTGTCACAGATCTGGACGACGACCAGATCTACGCGGGCCTGGGCCCCGTCTCGGTCGAACGCTCCAACGCGCCATTCTGACGGGCCGCACCTCACTGCGGCTGCTGCGCTGGATTGGGCCATGGAGCGATGCCCGGAGGATTGAGCACGGCACAATGCCGGCCATGATCGACCCCACAAATCCGAAACACACAGTCCACCAGCGCGTCGTCGCCGGCTTCATGGGGCATTGGAAGGCCCACGGCAGCGACAAGTACCCCCAGCGGTTCAGGTTGCCGCCCGAGGAGCTCTACCATCTCGACCACGTCATGCACAAGGGCGAGCACCCGGGAATCATGTGGGGCGTGCCGCTCGAAGCTGACCCCGCGACGAAAGGCGAAATGGTCGCAATCGACGGCACGGTGGTTTCGATAGCGCCGGCTGACCCGGCGCCTGCGGCTTAGGCGCCAGCCGCAAGCTTGTCGCGCAGCCGGAAGCCCAGCAGCTCCCAAATTTTCTCCACGGCATCGGCGCGGGCTTCCTTCCGGCCGAGATCAGCGTCGTGCTGGTCCGGGTCGATGGCGCCGTAGTTGATGCCTACGAGCTTGGTGCCATTGCGCAGGCGCAGCACACAGATCGTCAGCAGCGCCAATTCGGCGGGCACGTCGCCGAAGTCGCGCGGGTTCAGCGCCTCAGGGTGGCCGGCGCCTTGAGTGGCGGTGAAGTAGTGCTCGCCCACAATCTCGGCTTCGATGTCAGCGAGCGTCACGCGCGGGCCGCCGCTGGCTGGGGCCTGCTCACCCTCGTAGCCGGCGCTGCGCATCAGGTCGTCACTGGCCTTGTGGCATGGGCATGCCGCCACGCCATGCACCAGGCATTTGTGCTGGTCGGCGCGGCCTGGGTAAGCGTTCATCCCACAGCGCAGTTCGGCCAATGACGCAGGAGCCGACTGCACCAACATCGCGTCCAGCGCATCGCGGATGTTGTTGCCCACGGACTTGCCCGGGAATGCGGGATTGGCGACCAATGCCCCCATGCCGTGCGCCAAGGCTAGCTCCAGCTCCTGACGGTGGGAGCGCTCGCGCGATGACACGGCAACGGTCTGCTCCCCGAGCTTGCGGAGTATCTGCTCAGCCAAGCCGGCAATCGGCATCAGCAGCAACGCCACGCCCAGCAGCATGAAAATCCCGAGATCGATGATCTGGGCGGACTGGCTGAACATGCGCCAGCCGGAGATGATCAAGAGCGCGGCGATTGCCACGATGGCAGTGGCCTGCCAGTGTTTTTTCAGAAAGGTCATGGGTTGCGTCCGATAGAGACGCCTGCGGCCGGCAGGCTCGGGATCACGGGCCAGGCGGCACCGAGGGTTTGGACATCAGCTGCGTGTCCTGCAGCCTTTGCTGCCATGTCCCCATACGCTGCGCGGCAGTCTTCAAATACGACTCCGAGGGCAGTGGCGTACTCAAGGACGGCAGCAGGGGGAGCGTTGGCAAGTCGGCGGGCGGCATCTGCGGATTGCTCGCGCAGGCCGTCAGCCACAGAGAGCAGCTGGTCAAGATCACGGCGCAGCAGCGCCTCGCGGTCACGGGCGGCATTGAGGGCTCCTTGGTATTTGGTGTTCATGGCCTGCTCGGCGCTGCGCACGCGGGCGTCGGCCGCGCGCTGGGCCGTGCTGGTGGCCAGCTGCTGGGTGGTGGTTTCCAGCCGGGCCTCGGCCAGATCAGCGCCAAGCCGGGCCTCCTGGAAGTACCAGACCAGCAGCGCGGCAAGCGCGGCCACGGCGCCGTGGGTGATGGCGCTCAGGCCCATGGGTAGCCCCACCTGCGATGGTTGCGCCAGGACATCAACGCCAGGACGCAATTTAGAGGCAGCGCGCCCCAGGCCTGCGCCGCCAGGATCCACAGCAGAAGAATCGCTTGGATCGCCAGGGCCAGGGCCCAAGTCTTCGGATGCTGACGCCAGCCCATGAGCACCATACACACGGTCAAGGCGAGCACCAGCCACGGCAGGTGGTTGACGATCATCGCCCACCCCTCCACCAGTACCACCACATGGCGATCCAGATCGGGTTCATGGCCGGGCCCTCCACTCCAGGCAAATTTCTGCGTTCGCGTCTCCGCGCAGCTGTAGGCCGGGCAGCACGGTGGACACGCCTGCCGCCGTGCCCCGGTTCCAGCGCGGGTTCTCGCGGCAGGCGCCGGCAAGGTCGCCGGCATTGGCCTTGCGCAGCAGCGTGCTGGTGCTCAGGTTGGCCGCGCCCTTGTTGTGCACGAAGTCCAGGAACTGGCCCTGCACGAACGGGTCGTAGCTGGGCCAGCGGGTGAACAGGCTGCGCGCCTCGCGCTCGGCGGACAGGTAGCGCCCCCGCTCCAGGTAGTAGCAGTCCGAGGGGCTGTACCAGCGCCCGGCCACCACCTCTGGGCCGGTGATGCCGTTGCACACGGTGAGCGGCTGCCCGCGCCCCAGCTTGTCGATGTAGGGCGTGCCGATGTGCTTGCCCGAGGACTCGTAGAACTGGCCCAGCACCATGGCCACCTTGACCGCGTTGCTGGTGCTCGGATCTGCCGCCACGGTCTGCACGTACTGGTCGCGCAGGGCCTCGTCGCTGGTCTGCCGGGCCACGTATGCGCCTGTGCCGCCCAGGCCGGCGAGGATGGCCAGGGCCGCCAGCCGGCTGGACAGGAATGCGGGCACCTTGCTCACAATGCACCCATGTCGGTTGGAGAGGTGTCGAGCTCTTCGCGTGCCGGCCGGAATGGGACACCGGTCTTGCGCATCAGCTCCATACGGAGAGCGCGCTCTGCCGCCTCGTCTCGGGCCTTGGCCTCAGAACGTCGATTGGCTTCGCGTCTGTAGTACCAGTTCACCAGGGCGCCCAGCAGAGCCACGGCAATGCCGAGCAGGCCGATCGCCTGGGATGAAGCAAGCGCGCCAAACAAGCCGACGACAGCGCCACCACCGGTGGTGCGGCTGCCGGTCGTGGCGATCATGTCGAGGGTTTCAGTTTTCATGGCCCCGATGATTCCGGGGCCTGGCCTTTTCGGCGAACCCTACACGGGGGCCGCAGGCCAGCCGGCCGCGACATCGATCTGGGACAGCGCCAGGGCGTCGTCGGCCACAGCGTCGATCTGGTCTTCGATGCGTTGCCGAGTTCCGGTCAGCAGCCCGTGCACTTGGCGGTATGCGTCATCCTTCTCGCGGATGCGCTGGGCCAGCACCAGACGATCCAGCCCGCGTGCCAGTGCTGCAGCGTCGATCCAGGGCGTGGCCGCCGCCGAATCCGCTTCAAGCGCCCTCGCCTCCTCGGTCTGGACAGGCCAGGATTCGCGCTCGCTCAGGGGGTAGCCGGCTGCGATGACTTGCATGCGCCTGCGGTACTCTGCGGCCAGGGCCTGGCGCAGGGTCGCAGCAATTTCGGCAGCAGGCCGCAGCTCGGCAGGTAGCGGAACACCGCCGGCCGCGAGCCAGGCCTTGTACGCCAGGAAATCTGGATTCCAATTCGGATATTCAACTGAATCGGCAGTTGGAACCGTGATGCGATCACCGCCACGCGAAAAATATACGTGTCCCTCGCCAGATAGCTGGTATGTCATAAATAGAGCCCGCCGGAATCCGTTGTGCCTGCAGAGTTACCTGGGAGGTAGTTCGCACCAGCGCCGTTGGTAAAGACAACAGAATTCGAAGCTACGGTATATCTCTTTCCGGTTGCAGTTCCGCTGATTGACGTGCTAAACATATTTAGCAACCCGAGCACGACGCAAGTAACAAAAGAGCCTGAAAAATTGACGGTACCGGAGAGCGTCAACGTTACCTGATTGCACTGGATTTCGGCCTTGACAATGTAGTAGTGATACGTTGCACCTCCGATGATCTTGTAGCTGCTCATGACACGGATGTACCCTTCGCAGCGGACATGTATGCTGCAAGTGCCGAACACCAAATTTCCGATCAAGACGATGGAGCCCGTCTTGATATAAAGACCGTTGCCTGTAGCTGTCAGGCGCAGATCTTTGATGAAATATGTTCCGACGGTGCCATCATTTGTAGAAATCGCATCACCACCAGAAGAGATGATCACATTATCCGGGGAAGATGCATTGCCGGCGATTATCAACTGTCCCCCGCCGACAAACGATTTCAATATCACCGATTGGCTATAAGTTCCATCGGCAATCTGTATAGTGATGTTGAATCCGCCGTTGTCCAGAGCACTTGCAATATCTACAGCTTTCTGGATGGTGGCGAATGCCCCACCAGCGTTGTCTGCGAGGCCCGTATTGCTGTCACTGCCGTCGGTGCGAACGTAGTAGGTGCGCGCGGCGGTGAGCTGCTCGCGCACGCCGGGCAGCGTGTCGCCCGCGGGCAGCTGGCGAATGCGCCCGCCGACCCTTACAAGTGGCCGCCGTGCAGTCATTTCAGAGGGTCACGTAGCCAAGGTCATCCGTGACCAGCTCGGTCGCGCTTTTGGCCGTGCCCAGCTCCTGGCAGACCTTGTTCGCATTGGCCGTGTCGGCAGGGTCGAGCGCCGCCGTGATGACCCCGCCAGCAGTACCCAGCCAGTAACGGCTGCCAGGTGTCAGGCCCGTGAGCGCGGAGTTCGTGGTGTCCAGGGGGTAGACGGTGGCATTTGCAGCCGAGGCCACGGCATCCTTCACAAAGCCATCGGCTTGGCGGCCGTTGCTGTTGTCGGCCAGCCGCACGTTCAGCGCACCAGCATTGGCATGGAAATTCACGAACTTGCCCGCCCCGATGGCCTCGCTTGCCGGTGCGATGGTCGTATTGGCGCCGATCCCGGCGGGCAACAGTGAGGTGTCCAGCCGCCCGTCCGATCCAGTGGCCACGAGCTTGCCGGCATCCGCTGCGCCGGCAGACACGGCCAGGCCGAACAGTTGGCGGGTCTTGCCCGAGACGCGGGCCAAGAATCCCTGGGTGGGTTGAGTTGCCATGGTGCTTACTCCAGTGAAATAGGGTCTTGCAGGTTCAGGGTGATGCGCGTGGGGGATGTGGCGGAGCCGATGAGCAGGTCAAAGCCACTAGTGGGCGGCGTCTGGGTGAGCGCACCATTGGCGCCGAGGTACACACGGCCGGGCACCCAGTTCCAGGCGGAGTCCTCAATGGCACCCAGTCGCTGCACATTGACCAACTCACCGGCTTGGGCCGCCGTCAGCGTGATGCCCAGCAACAGGTCGATGTGCACCGCATCGTCAGCGCTCAGCGCGCGCACCACGCCATTCAGTTCGTACACCGCGAGCAGGGCCGACAGGTTCGTGCCGGCCGTTCGCTGCACCGATGCGCCGCCGGCAGGGCCGGGCTCGCCGGGACGGCCAGGAGGACCCTGCTCCGCCACAGCCAGGATCTCGATTTCCTCGACCTGCTCGACCAGCACCGAGTCCTGCGCCTCTTCGGCCAGGATCTCGACCTCTTGGACGATCAGCAAATCAGTCACGGGTGACCTCCGGGCTCACGCAGCAGGAGCCTTCGGCCAGGCGAGTGACCTCGCCGCCAGGGTGGACGATCTCCAAATCGTGAACACCACCGCTCCAGGTGATGGCGGCCGTGGTGCCGGCATCGATCAGCAGGTCCACCGTGCCAGCGGCGCCTCCCAGGGCAATGCGCCCGTTCTCGGTGGTCAACTCCAGCAGCGCGGCCGTGGACTCCACCTCCTCGCGCACCTGCATACGGGCCGTGCAGCCCGTCAGGTCGATAGGGGTCTTGTCTGGGTTGAGCCAGCGCAGGCGCCGCCGGAACGTGGCGCCCTGGTAGATCGTGAAGTTGAGCTTGGCCGGCTTGGTCATGCCCCGCAGTTTCCCGGCCAGGGCGCCAAGGAGCGAACCCTAGCCGGGGGCGGCATCAGATCTGACCGTTGTAGCTCCAGCTGACGCGGCCATCAATCTGGGCCTGAGCTGTCACCATCGACAAGGCGCTGGCCAGTTGCTGGGCCTTTGCAGTGAGGCCCACCTTCGCAGCCTCCATGCGCGCATCGTTGGCATGGGTGACGGCATCATTGTTGGTTCTGGCAACCTGGTACGTGATGTTCATCCCGGCTTCGTATTGCTTGATCTCGGACTCCCATCGACGCGCATACGATGCCGCCTGAGCCTCAGCGGCAGTTGCGCCGATGCGGTAGCCGTCGACAAGGATTGCGGACTGCCGGGCCGCGCTTTCGGCACGGGCCGTGGCGGCGGACAGGCGAGCTTTCCACCCGTCCCATTCGAGACCCTTGGCCGAGATCAGGGCCTGGTACCGGGCCACCTCGACGCGTGCCTGCTCGGCCTGGGCGCCCACCTTGGATGCATAGGCCTGCGTGAGCGCACGATAAGCGTCCACCTTCGCAGTCTCAGCTCCCACCTGGGTCTTGTAGATGTCAACCAGTGCTGTCTGTGCATTGACCGTGGCCACGAAAGCCTTGACCTCTTCGCCCCCGGCCTGGATGCGTGCGCGCTCGAGCTCGACAAGGGTCTGGGCCGCGCCCACGCGGGCCTTGTAGATCTCGACCACCGCCATGCTCCCGTCGATCTCGGCGCGGTAGCGGTCCACCAGGGACTTGTTGATGTCGGCCTTGGTCTTTTCAGCCTCCAGCATCGCTTTGTAGACATCAACCTTGTTGAGCTCGGCCCGGATCACCGTGTCATAGGCGGCAGCATAGGCCTGGTAGCCGGCCAGCAGCGCCTTGTAGTGCTCGACCGCCGCATTGAAGGCGGCCAGGGCATTGTCTGCCGTGGTCTTGGCGGTCTCGAAGGCCAGCATCTCCAGCTTGTAGGCGTCGTCCAGCAGCGTGGTCTCCAACTGCAGGGCCTGGGTGATGGCGTCCTTGACGTTCTGCTGCTCCATCTCGGCCTGCTTGATGGCCACGTCCCGCGAGAGGCCCGAGAGCTTGTCGTGGAACTCGCGGCGAGCGTCTGCCAACTGGCCCGCCAGCGCACCGCTGGGCAGCGGGAAGCCCAGGGCCTCGGCGCCGCGCAACACCTCCTGCTCGCGCGCCAGCGCCAGGGCAGTCTCACGGTCGCGTGCACGATCCCAGATCTGCTGCTCGACCGCCGGAGCGATCCCGGAGCCGCCCTGGATGCGCGCATTCAGCGAGGCCTTCAGGTTGTCCAGCAGCTGCGAGGCGTATTTCGCCCCGGGCTTGTGCTGGAATGGCGCGGGCTGCAAGACGGACAGCGTCGGGATGTCGTCCAGCTTCTCCAACCAGTCCTCGTGCAGGTCAACCCCGCCGAAGGTGTGCGTCTGCAGTTGCAGGAATTCCGGCGCACCAGGCAGCACCACATCCGGCGCATCAGGCACGGCTACGTCCCGCAACTGAGGCAGTGTCGGCGCCTGGCCGATGGTCAAGACAGGGGCCTGCCCGAAGTTGAGTGTGGGCGGCACCACATCGAACCCGTCGATGGGCACGTCCCGTATCTGCGCCGACAGCGGCCCGGGCATGTCGGCGGGCTCCACAAGCGTCGCATCGGGCAGCGCTGGCATATCCGGGATGGGCGGCAAGTTCGGCGCAGGCAGCGTCTGCCACCGAACGTCGATCTGCGAAGGCTTGTAGAGGCTGTTCCTCAGATCGTCCGTGAAAGACGCAACTTCCTTGGAGGCGGCGTCAGCCATCGCCATGCTGCGCTCGTACTTGTCCTGGACGATCTCTGCGGGTCCATTCAGATCCAATGCCATGTCAGGCTCCTACGCGACGGTTTTTCGAAGACACGGTCGCAACCTCAATGCGATCGAGCGTGAAGGCCTGGCCCGCCGGAGTGCTCAGGCCAAAGCCCAGGTAGTTCTGGCGGATGCCGCGGCCCGGTTGGCACCGAGTCTGGCCGGAGCCCACGAGCGGAAAGCTGTAGCTCCACCGCTCAGTGCCAGGGCCCAGCACCGAGAACTGGGCGCAGCCGTGGCCGCGCATCGACAGATAGACCATCTCCAGGTGCTTTTTCAGCGTGTTCTCGCGGATGGTTGCTGGCAGCCGCAGCTCGGCGACGATGGGTAGGCCGTCGTCGGTATCGCCGCTGGCCAAGGCATATAGGCCCGTGGCGCTGCCGCCATGGGTCGGTGTCAACGCATGGAAATCGTGGCGCGTGTACTCGGACACTGCGCCGCTCAGGGTGTTGCATACGACGGTATTCATACTGAGAAAATCTCCGCATTGCTTCGGGCCTTGACATTGGGGGCGGCGGGCAAACGCATCAAATCCTGGATCTGCTTCACACCATGGTCGTCAACGGCGAAGATCCAACTCCGCCGTACGGCGCGGGTTTCCTGCAATACCTCCTGCAGATTCACAACGATAGCGCCCGTCATTGGATCAGAAGCAAAAATAACGACATGGCGATAAGGACCCATGGGGTCAAAATCCATGGTCAGTACGCTTGAATTATTGAGCGATACATTCAGAGAGTTTGACTCGGAATAGACATCTGAAGTGAGTTCCTTCCTGTATCCGAATTCGGCATCTGGATCAGTTACGTATTGCCACGCGGTACTACGGACCTTGTTTTCTTCATAATAGATTCTAAATTTGTAGTCCAGATCATCGAACAGCAGAGATTGCCCACCAGTGTTAATCATTTCAGAGCCTTCTCCACTGGCTGTTGTGGACACTTCCGTGGCGATGGCTTCGCTTTGCAAAGAAAATGAATCACTGTATTGAAGGGTAGTCCTGTCACCGCCAAAACCGCTCACAACATCAGTGCGGCGACGAGTTTCGCTACTAGAGCCAATCGTGTGCAATGGCGTTGTCTCTGTAGGAACCGTGATAATACTAAAAGAGGAGTATTTATCAGAGTAGCTTGAGACGGAAGCAGTACGAGTCTCATCCTCCCCAGACAAAGGTAATCCACGTCGGCTATAAGCCCAATCCCCTTGGGTGTAGTCCTTGAAGACAAATTCACCCGAACCGTAGTCGCGCCCCGGACCTAAATAGCCATTTACCGTATCCACGGGGGTTGTGCTGCCGTATTCGGCGCTGCCGTCGCCATAACCGAATATGTCCCAAGTCTGCCTATTATATCCGGGTTCATTGGGCGTTCCGGACTCCTCAACCTTGAATGATCGATTATAAAATACACCAGTCTGCCTGCTACTGGGAAGTTCTCTCACAACAGAAACTCCAACGCTAGCAGTGGTTATTAAAAACAGGACGAATTTTGTCTTCCCAGACTCATATGCGATTGCTCGCGCAGACCTCCCATCAGAGCTGAATGTTATCGTCCTGAAATCCAACCCCAATCCGGGCGGTAGCATTTCTCTCCAAACGACTTCGCCAACATAATCGCTTCCACGTTGTACGATGGGCCCAACACGTAATTGCATCCAGTATCTGGCAGGGGAAATTGCGTCCGGCTCAATATCAATATGCATGGAGTATTTCTTACCGCCTCGCTCGGTGTAAACGAATGGGATAGGCGACGTTGCAGAACCAGATACCGCTACTTGAACAGACTCCCGGGACACAGCGACATTTTCTTGCATGTCGTCGTACCAGTAGGCCTGCCCATTGAGACTCACTGCCGAACGTATGAAAGGGATGTTTTGATCAGCCACCCCTTGAACACCTGCGAAATAAACCCGACCCGAGCCGTCTGCATTCACTGCCTTGCCGCCCTGCAGCACCTTCCTCCTGCGCACGCGCCAGCGGCCTGAAGGTATGCGGCTACCGCGCACAACTTCAGGCGTGAGCAGGTACAGGGCTGGCGCGTCGCTCTCGACATGCCCAGGAATTGACTTGCCCTCCAGGTCAGTGAGCACGATGGCGATACCGCTGTTGCGTTCGCCCTCATCCGCCTCTTCGGTCCAAATTTGCATAGTCGTGGAGTTGCCCACGCGCACGATGCGGTATGCAGTCCCGTCGGGCAGGCGGCCGGTCTCCACCGGGTTGGGGGCCTGTGATACCCGGGCCTGCATGCAGAAGCGATAGAAGGTCGCCTGGGCTTGGCCGAGCTGGTCCTGCGTGGGCGGTGCGCCGTGCACACGCAGCGCGGCAGGCGCCACCGGGCCGATGGGCACGCCGCCGGACTTATAGGTGTGCGGGTCCCAGATGCTCATTGCGGCACCGCCAGATACTGCGGGATGTCATTCACCACGCGGAACGTGGCTGCGACTTCGGCCACGGCCCCAGGCATCTTGAAGCGGTTGGCCGTGAGGCTGGCTGTCTGGCCGCCCGCGAAGCCGGCCACGATCTCGCCGCCTGCGATGCACACCATGGCAGAGCCCGATCCGGCGCCATCGCCCAGCTTCAGATGGCGGCCTGGCGCCGGCACGGCAGAGCCAGGCACCACAGGGCCAGTCTTGCGCTCCAGATAGGCCAGTTGGTCGAAGGTGGTCCCAGACAGGAAGACCAGATCCTCGGCTGTGCCCACATAGATGCCATCGTCCACGGGCACGATGCCGGTGATCGGCGCAGGCATGGGCCGGAAGTCGCGCCAGTCAGCAAGGTGCGGTGCCATGGGTCGGCTCGCCCACAGCACATTGCCCTGGGCGACAAGCACGCGCCCGCGCCACGCGGCGGTGATGGTGCCCACGGGGAACGGTTGGGCGCCCAGGGTTCGGCAGGGCAGCACCAGGGCCGAATTGGGGCCGCTGACTTCAAAGCTGCTGCCCGTGGCCACGCCGGCCAGATAGGCGCCCTCCCCGTCCTGGCCCGACAGGTACACGTTGAGCGCGTAGCCCTCGCGCACTGGCAGCCCATCCAGCCGCAGGCCGCCCTCGGCGATCTCGACGGGCGCGGAGCTGATGGCCGGTCCTTCAAGGTGGTCCGCCAAGCGCACATGGCTGAGGTGGTAGCGGTACTGGCCCCGGTGCAGTTGCCCGAAGGCCGCGTCTGGCGCGCCCAGGCCCGCCGGCGTGGGCACGCTGCGCTCCTGGTTGGCCAGGCCATCGGTCACACCTTGGATCAGGCCGTTGGTCCAAATCGTGCGGCCGTCGGGCAGGTTGCAGTACCAGACCCGCTCAGGCCCAAGGGATGGGTGGATGACGTGGCGTGCGCCGTCGGGATGGATGGCGGTCAGCTGCGCGCCCACGGTGGCGAGCAGGTAGCCGCGGGATTGGTGCAGGTTCTTGTGGCACAGGTCGGAGACCTGGGTGAGGCCGGCGCGGCGGGTGATCTCGCCCGTGAGCCCGATGTCCACGTTCTCGGCCGCCAGCAGCGCATCGCCGCCCAGGCGGTGCTCGGGCAGCACGTTGTTGATGCCGCTGAATTTCTCAAAGGTCAGCATGTGTTCTCCCTGGCCACGGCCGGCATGCCCAGTTGGAGCGGGAAGCCGGCGCGGGCGCGGACGGTGGTGGATGGCAGGCCCGGAGAGCCCAGCTCCAGGACATAGACGCTGGCGGCCAGCAGCTGCGCGGTAGGCAGCGCGATGCTGGCCGTACCCCCACGCACCAGGTCGATGCCATCGACCCGCAGCGCCACGCCCACGGATGGCGCGCCCAGCCCCAGAGGCCGGGCGGCGCCGGCCTGCAGGCGAATGCCCGCGGCAGGCATGCCGATTTCCAATGGATGAGCGCCCTGGGCCTGCAGGCGGGTGCCGGCGCCCGGCATGCCCAACGCCATCGGTTGAGCGCCGGCAGGCTGCACCGTGACGGCGCCTGGCTGTGCTGCTGGCACGCCCAGTTCCAAGGGTCGGGCACTGCGGGCCTGCACCACCTGATCGGGCGCGACCTGATCCAGCGTGATGACTGCAAAGTCCGTGCGCACGAGGTCCAGACCATCGATCACCAGGGCCACATCGAGCCCGTTGCGCACACGGGGCGCGCCCAGCTCCAGCGCCTGCGCGCCCTGTGCCTCCAGCATCGGCATGGCGACGGCCTGCCCGCTCGACACCAGGTCAATGCCCGGCGGCCGCAGGGCGGTGTTGTAGCGGGCGATGGCCTGTCCGGACGTGACCAGATCCAGGCCCGCAGGCCGCAGTGCAAGCGCAGCCCGTGGCGCACCCAGCTCCATCGGCAGCGCGCCAGCGGGCAGAAGTGCAGGCCGGGCAATCGCCTGCCCCGAGGTCACAAGGTCTATGCCGACCGTGGCCTCGCCAGCCTCTTCTGCGTTAATGGCAGCGCCGTTGATGAGCGGGTAGCTCATGAGTTCAGCCCTCGACGTAGAAGCCGCGCCAGTAGAAGCGGCCGGCGAACTGCCCACCAGCGGCGAGCGTATCAACTCGGAACGTCAGGGCGTTCGACAACTGGCCGCCCACGGCGATAGGAATGCGATGCGACTCGCCCCCGCCTGTGATCTGCGACAGCCCCACCGCATTTGCAAAACGTGTTGGCCGGGGATCGGAGGAATCCAGGTCGGTCCCGATGGAGACCGTGGGTGGCGAGCTGGCTGTGACCACGCTGGCGATGAAGCCAACCTCCTCCACAACGATGCGCACGCCCTGCAGCCGCACCAGCAGGCTCACTGGCATGGGCACCGGGACCCAATACCCTAGCGCCAGGTTGTCCGGGTTCAGCGGCACGTGCGTGCCAGCGCCCTGAAAATCTGGAGCGGCGTCAGCGTAGACAGGGCTGTCTTGATTTGTGCATGCCCAGTACTGGCAGCCATCCGGCGTGGCTGGCAGTACGACATCGCCGTGCAGGATGTTGCCCGCGGCCCAGGCCGGCGGCGTGCCCAGGTCCACGAACATGGAGCCACCCACGATGGACATGCCGTTGCCGGCGCGATGGAAGGACGAAGCGCTCGCCAGTGGCTGCGGCCACGCCTTCTTGAGCGCCGGATACCCCAGCGCCGCGAAGCGGTCCGCACCAGACAGGGCCGGCCCGAAGAAGCCATTGGGCTGCATCTGGACGAAGGTCTCCAGCATCCCGGCGGTGACGCGCACGCTGACCTTGGCGCCAGCGGGCCAGTCCATGGGGCCGCTGGCATCCCAGGGCAGCTCTACCCCGCGATCCACGATCAGGTTCACGCCATCGATCTGGCGGATGGTGACGACTTCCCACTGGCCGGGCATGGTCGCGTCCGTGATGGTGGCGCGCAGGGAGCGCGTGCCGCTGGGGTTGGCAAAGCCGTCCAGGCCCGCGCCCGTGGTCACGATCGTGCCGTAGCCTGGGTCGCCGCTGTCGCTGGTCAGGGCCGAGGCCAGCGCGGTCTCGGCGTTGTTGGAAAACAGGTCCATGGCCCTGCCCCTTACGCCGGCACCAGCGAGAAGATGCGCGCGGCGCCGTTGGACCACTGCACCACCAGGCCGCCACCATTCGTTGCCAGCGGCAGGCCCAGCACGTCGGTGATGCGCGCGATCACTGGCGACGTGGCCGCCGTGCCCGTGTCCTTGTACAGCAGCACGCTGCCGATGGTGGAGCCGGCGGCCAGCGCGCCGAAGTTGGCATCATCGGCATCGAGCACGCCGCCGGCAACGCTGCGCCCATCCAGGGGCAGCGCCGAACCGATGAGCGTGCCCACGTCCGGCAGGAACTCGTGCGCCGCGTCATAGACATAGGCGCTGGGCAGCAGGGCAACGCGGATGTTGTCGGCCGCAAAGTCGATGGAGCCGGACCACATCTTCTCCGCGCCCTTCGGGTAGATCGGCAGATTGAGCCGTGCGATCTTCTTGACGCCGTTGTCCCAGGGAATGGTCACGGCGCCGCCGTTGGTGGCCATGGGCAGCCCTGTCACCGTGTCCAGGAAGAACAGCACCGGCGACGTGGAAGTGTTGCCCGTGTCCTTGAAGATCACGACCGAGCCGATGGTCGAACCTGGCGCCAGGGCACCGAAGTCCAGATCGTCCGCGTCCAGCACGCCGCCGGTGATCGTCTTGTTGAGCAGGGGCTGGGCCGTGCCGATGATCGAGCCGAGCTGGCTCACGAACTCATGCGACACGCTGAAGGCGTAGCCGCTGGGCAGCAGCGCGGCCTTCAAGGTGTCGGTGGAGGCATTGATGGAGCCGGAGAGAAGCTTCTCCATGCCCTTCGGATAGCTGGTGTTCGACATTGGAAGCTCCTGCGAAGTGAATTCCCGCAGTCTTCCAATGCCGCCCTTTCAAGGCCAACCCTGCAAGGGGCAAGCGCTATCGCGCCTCCGCTGCCATCTCCCGCATCTGCTGACGCAGCGCCTTGGGCGAGTTGTCCGCAATGCGGTCTGTCCGGTCCTTACCCATCTCCCGCACCTTCTTCCACACGTCGGGCATCTTGACGACGATGGGCTGCTCCGGATTGTTCTTGTTCCAATCGGCCAGCCGTTCGCGCACGCGCGCCAGGGCGCCCTCGTCCTTGCGGAACAGCGCATCCGCCCACTGCGCCTTGATCTCGCTGCTGGTCTGGCTGTAGAAACTCTTGGACCGCTGCATGAAGCTGTTGGCTTCCTGCACCTCGGCCACGCTCTTGGGCTGGAAGCCGGCGGCCTTGGCAATCGCCTCGGACAGCGTGGTGTCGATAACCTTGTAACCCTTGGTGTCCTTGTACATGCCGCTGGCGGCCATGTCCGCGCCCTTGAACGCATTGCGCACGGCCGTGGGCGAGACCTCCAACGCCGCGCCAGCAACGTCGCCCGTCAGCACCTTGCGCCCAGCAGTGAACCCGCGCATCACCAGATCACCGGCGGGGCCGGCCACCTCCAGCAGATCCCGCTCGCGGCTCTGCTTGGTCAACAGCAGGCCGGTGCCGGGCAGCAGGTTGCCCATGCCCAAGCGCCCGGAAACATCGATGGGCGCGCCTGGCAGGCCCGAGACACCCTGCTCCAGGAAGTCGGCCAGCTCCTTGCCCACGATGCCCGCGAGCGCCTCCTTGCGCCACTGCTTGGAACTGAGGTTGTAGCCCATCATCTGGCCCACGCCGTCGATCAGGTCCTCGGCGTCCTCCATAAAGGGCACGCCGCCCGCACCGCCCATCAGCAGCAGCATGGCCAGGGCCCAGCCCACCGCGCGCTTGCCCTCTGGCCCTCCCTGCTTCCACATCCGCTGCATCAGCTCCAGGTAGCTGACGGAATAGGTCTTGAAGGTGAAGAGCGTGCCGCCCACGGCGCCGCGTGCCCACTGGGGCTTGTTGGCCTTGGAATAGACGAACTGGGTCTCCAGCACGGCCTTGCGCGCGAAGGCGCCTGGATCATCCATGCCCTGTGCCTTGGCGATGCGGAAGGCTGCGATGAATGTGGAGCGCCGGTTGAACTGCTCGGCCAGGGCGAAGGGCTGACCCCAGGCTACCTTGGCTCGCTCCCAGGCATTGCCTGCCGCCGCACGCGCATCGCCGGACTTGGTGCCGTCGCCCGAGCGCAGGCCGCCCGCGCCGCGCGCCTGTGCCATCAGCTGGTGCACTTCCTGTGGCGAGACCACGCCGTCATCCTCGGCGGACTTCAGCGCGTGGGCTAGGTCAGGTTCGTATTTCATGCCGCGCGTGCCCATGTCCTTCAAGGCCCGCGCCATCTGGCCGCTGGCCGCACGAATGCCGCCGAACTGGCTGAGCCAGGGTAGCGTCACCGCAAAGGGCTGGGTCATGTTGACCACGGCCGAGGCAAGCGAGCCGCCCAGGTACTGCGCGAACAGCATGCCGCGCACGGCCTGGCCCTCTTCCTGTGGATCGCGGATGTAGCTGCGCAGGCCCATGGCCAGGTCCTTCAGCTCGCCCTGCTCCTTCGGGATGTCGTTGATCGCGCGGTCCATGGTGCCGGCATTCAGGCCCGCCGCGCCCTGGCGCGCATTGCTGTAGATGAAGTTGGCCACCACGCGGCCCACGTCTTGGCTGTAGCCCTCGATGCCCTTGCGCTGGATCAGGCGCTTCAAGGCGCTGTGGTTGTTCTTTGTCAGCTTCAGGTATTCATCGAACACCTTGCGCGTGGCCGCGTCGGCTTCCTTGCCCACGACCATGTCCTTGAAGATCTCCAGTGTCTCGGGAGTGATGCCCGCGAACAGCTTGAAGGACTGCTGGCTCATGGTGCCCTGGGTGATCACCGCGCCGGGGAAGGCCTGGGCCATCTGGATCTTGGCCAGGTTGGCGTCCTTCATGGTCTCGTACATGCCGAAGTACTGGCGGTTGCCCTCCTGGTCAACCACGTCCAGCGTGTACCGCCCGAAGCGCGACAGCGGCGCATACCCCACGTCCTGCAGGTCCTTGGCTGTGGCCGCCCGGTCCACCACCATGTTGTTCAGCTGCAGCAGCCGTTCGGCCAGGTCCGGCTTGGCCTTGGCATCCTCCTGCAGCGTGGTGGTCAGCAGCTCCAGAGCATCGGACAGCTTGGGCGCGTCCAGTACCATGTCGCGCATTTCAGCGTACTCGTCGCCCAGCGCGCGCATCATGTCCGCGCGGGCCGTCATGTCGATGGAGCGGTCAATGGCCGCGCGGGCTTCACGGTACAGGGCGATCTGGTTGGGCGTGGCGCCGAACATGGTCTGCAGCTCGGCATCCGTCCAGACCGCGCCGGCCTTGAGCATCTTGCTCTCGAAGCGAGAATTCACCAGCGCTTCGTACTGGGCCAGCGGCAGCCCGCGCCACGCGCGCAGCATGCGGTCGTCCAGACGGCCGGCACGCAGCAGCAGCTGGGCCTTGTCGTCTGCGGGCAGGTTGCCGTACTTCTTGGTCAGCTCGTCCACCAGCACGGCCTTGCCGTCCACGTCCCTGCCCCACAGCAGCGTGCCCTCGAAGAGAGGCTTCGCCACGGCCTTGTTGTCGGCGGCGGAAACAGGCGTCTTGCGGTTCTTGCCCACGAGGTCGCCGATGGTGTCCACACGCGGCAGCAGGCGCGGCGCCCGGTCGGCCGCATCGTTGGCCAGCATAGACACGTCATCGATATTGCGCTGGGCGGTCTCGTAGACCGGCTTGAAAGCTGGCGCGCGTTCGGCCAGGTGGCGCATGGTGCCGATGGTCTTGTCCCAGACAGAGACCTTGCCAGGGTGGGACATCGTCTTCTGGAGCTGGTCCAGAGCGCTGTCCTTGATCTCCGAAAGCCGTGAGCGGCTGAAGCTCAGTTCGTCGGCGTCATCGCCTTGGCGAGGATTGCCTTGATCTGCGCGCTCGCTTGCGCGTCGTCCTTCTTCAGCGATTCGATCTCGGAGTCGCTCAGCCGGTTCGAATCGCGCGAGGTATCGGGCCTCAGACTCGGTGAGCGCGTCGAAGCCGTAGCCTGTGGCTGCACGGAATTGGTCTTCGAGGTCACCATGTTTTTGCCGGAGAGTTGCGAGAATTTCAGGAGAGAGCTGGATTTTTGCACTGTACTGCTTACCGGTCAACACAACCACGCCCACCACATTGCCTCCACCTTCATGAATGTGGCTGGCCAGGGCCGCGAACGTGCCGCCCTGCGTGAGGGTGTCATCCACCAGGAGGTAGTCGCCCGGCTCTACGGTGCCGGCGAAATCGACAGGTGCAAAGATGCGGTCCAGCCAATCAAGACCCGTGCGCTGTGCACGGTTCGCCTGCACGATGCCCGTCGCCGTTTCCAGGCCAAGGCGTGCCGCCAGGACTTCGGCCACGGCGCGCGGAATCTTGTTGCGACCACTGGACTCAACGGCAGCCACAGGCAGCACGCGCGGCCGCGCACCACCCAGCGCAGCTGCCACCTTCGCCGCCATCTCAGGCGTCACGAGGTCCACGGCCAGCCGCGTGGCCGCCGCAACATCCCCGCCCTTGGCCGCAGCGTAGTCGGGATGCTTCGATGCGCTGCCCAGTGTGCTGCCGATGATGGCGTCGGGCATGGCGGCCGCCGAGTCCGAACGGCTGAACACCGGCTCGATACGGTCGGTAGCGGTACGCTGCCCGCGCTCCACGAAATCGCGCGCCGGCAGGATGTAGCCCTGGATGATGTCGGCGTCCGACAGCTTCAGGCGCCCGAACCAGGGCACGTTGGCCCGCAGCCAATTGCGGATGGCGGCCACGGCACGGCGCACGAAATGCAGTTGCGGGGTCTTCTCGGCCATCTCGGCCAGCACTTCCTCGGCCGCATGTCGCCGGCTCAGGTCCGTGACGCCGCGCAGCCCATATTCCTTGATCTTGGCCGCTACCTCAGCTTGGCGCATGGCGGCCACTTGGTTGAGGATCTTGTTCAGCTCCGGCCCGAACATGCCGCGCAGGCCGTGGTGGCCCAGCACCTCGTGGTGCAGCACGCGAGCCGCGTCGGCGGGCGTGTTCAGCTTGCTGGCCAGCAGGTAGGCCTTGCCGCGCCAGTAGAAGCCCTCGGGCGCACCGGAGGCCCCGCCGCTGCGCTGGCGCAAGTCCGCGCGCCGCGCCGCCTCCGGCACAGCCGGGTCGGACATGTCGAAGGCCACCACCACCTCGGGGCCGTTGCTCCAGCCCTTGCGGATGGCATCTACTGTCTCGCGCACCTGGCGCACGGCCTGGGCCCGCGCCGCATCGGAAAACGCCGCCGGCTCGGGCCGCATGATGCGCAGCAGGTTGGCCATCTGGTCATCGGTCAGGCCCTGGCCATCGGATTCGCCACGGCGGAACGGCAGTTCCTCGGTGCGCTCCACAGGCCCGGCTTTCAATTCGCGGGCGCTCGGTGGCGTGGCATGGGTGCGCTCGCGCACGCCCGGCACATCCTGCCAGCCTGAGCCCTGCTTCTCCACCTGGCGTACCGTCACGCTCCAGACGCCATCGGCATTGGCCGGCGTGTATGAAACCACGCGGACATGGCTATCCCCGTACCCCTTCACGATGTTGCCCGGGGTGAAGTAGTCGGCGCGCGCCGCTTCCTCAGCGGCAGCCTTCTTGGCCAGGACGCCGCGAGGCTTCTTCGTTGGTGCAGGCGCTGCGCCGGGCAGCGTGCCGGCCGGCCTCTTCGTCTTCGCCGGATTACGCAGCCAAGCCTTGAACTCGTCCTGCGTCATCTGCGTGATCGCGCCCAGGCCCGTCCAGCCCTTCTCATAGTTGCCGAGGTAGGTGGCCCGCGCATCGGCCTCGTCGGCCGCACCCAGCACCACCTTGTGCTCATCGAACGAGCCATCGCGGTTCACCTGGTCCACGACGAACACCGGCAGGTCCGGGTCGCTCGCGCGGTTGGTCATGAACACGTCCACATGGTCCTTGTCCGCACCCACGGAACCCTTGAAGTAGCCGTAGTGGTTCTGCAGCGGAGGCCATTCGGGCCGGCGGCGGCTGCCGGCCGGGTTCTCGATGCTGATGTCCAGGCCATTCAGGCGGACATGGCCCTTCTTGTAATTGCCCGCTTCCTTCTGGGCCTCGGTGGGCTCGGGCAGGTCGTTGGCAGGGCTCGTCGCCGCAGCGGTGGCTGCTTCGTCCACAGCATCCAGAATCGCACTTGAGGCATCAGCGGCATTGCCTGTGGCAGCTGCACGAGCCACCACCTCTGACCGTTGAGCGGGCGTCAACTGGCTCACATCGAGTTCTTGCCGTGCGCCCTGCTGCAGCCCTCGGGCTGCCTCATCGCGCACGGCCGCTTCATCAAGCGCCCGGGCTTCACCCCTCAGGGATTCAAGGCGCGCGACCTCGGCGGTCAGCGCCTGGACGTCATGACCATTGGCTTTTCGCAGCGTGGGCGACAGCGTGGACGCTTGCTGCAGCTTCTGTTTCGCATCGCCAATTCGGACCTTGAGCTTTTCTGCATAGGTGCCAACACCTGCACCCAGCTCATCCACCAAGGACGGCGCCTTCCGGGCTGCAGGTGCTGCAGGTGCTGCAGCAGCATCGGGCATGGCGGCGGCAAGCTTCTCGCGCACCTTGGGCGCCAGGTCAGCCCATGCCCGCGTATGAGCGCCCGCCCGTGCTGGTGCGTTCAGCCCCTTCGCGGCCTTTGCCACAGCCTGGCGCTCGGCCGCCGGCATGCTGGTCCAGCGCTCGCTGGCGGCCAGCAGCTGGGCGCGCCGCGCCTCGTTGCCCTGCTGTGCGATGGCCACGGCCTGCTGCTGGCCCGCCGTGGGCGCTGGTTCAGCAGCAGGCTCTACAGCGGCAGCCTGTTCGCTGGAGCCACTTCGGCCAGGTACAGCAGGTTGCACGCCGGCAGCAGGCTGTCCGGCACGGCCACCTCGCGGCCCAGCAGGCTGCGCATCTGCCGCGCGTCCTGCCGGCTCACCGCCCCCAGCCTCCGCAGCAGCCGCAGGGCCTGGTGGGCGTTCATCTGCCAGCCGTACTGCAGGTGCGGGTGAATCATTGGTCTCTCCCTGCGGCGCCATGGCGTCCGCGATCTTGCGTTGCAGATCCGCATTCAGCCGCTCCCATGTGGCGCCAGGTAGGGCCTTGCGGATGACCGGCTTCAGGCCCTCAAGCTTTCCTGCCAGGGCCTTGCGTTCTGAGACGGGCATGCTGGCCCAGGCCGCGCGGCCGGCATCGATGCGCTGGGCTGCTGTTTGGACTGGCGCTTGAGCCTGCGGGCCTGGCGCTGCAGCTGCTTGCGCGCCATCGTGCTGAGACGAGGTGGTGCCATTGGTCAGCTCCTGCGCAGGGCCAGAACCTGCAGACGGCGCTCCTTGCGCTCCTGCTGCCTGCGAAGATTCCGCGCGCGGCGGCTGGGCTTGATCGGCTTGTGTGCCATCGATGCTTCCTTGCTGGGTGGATGGATTTGCGGATGCGGCCGGCGCGGTGGCCGGGGTCTGCTGGTCACGCTCGGCGCGGCGGCGCGACAGCTCGCGCGCCAGCCGCAGGCGCACGTTCTTGGCCTGCGCAGAGCGGAATGCGTTGGACAGGTCTTCATCCGTCCAGGTGGCCATGGCCCCGCCCGCGATCTCGCCAGTGGCAGGGTCTGCAGTTACCCGGCGCTCGGATGCCTTCTTCTTGGCTGGTGCGCGTTCCGCCTGCTCTGCGGCCTGGGCCATGGCACTGGCCTGCTGGGCCTGAGCCGCCGCGCCGGAGTCCACGGCAATGGCAGCAGCTGCAGACAGGGAGCCGGCAGCCGGGTCCAGCCCCATGGCGCGCGAGGGCGACAAAGGCGCCGCGCCCGTGGACTGCAAGATCTCGTCGTCTGGGGATTCGACCGCTCGATTGGCCGCGCTCTCCGCATCGCGCCGGTCCTGTTCTGCCGCGCGCTGCTGCGCCAGGGCTGCCGCGCCATCGGGTGGGGCGGACTGCGGCACCTCGGGCTCGCCGCCCTCTTCCTGCTGCAGCTGCGACATGCGGGCATCGAATTCGCGGCGCACGGCATCCAGGCCTGGATTCGGTACCAGAGCATCCGGCTCAGCCGCCGCGCCCGGCGCTGGAGCAGCAGCAACATCCGGAGTACCTGCTATGTCCGGTGAAGCCTGCCGATCCTCCTGGCCCGCCGCATCGACTGCCTGGCCGGCCTCGGCCGCGCCCGCACGTGGCTCGCGCGCCGCCCGATACCCCGCCGCGCCGCCGCCCATGGCCGCGCCCGACAGCGTGCCCAGCACCACTGCCGTATCCACATCCTGGGACCAGTCCTTTCCCAGGGCCAGGTTCTGGAAGATCTGCTCTGCCACCGACTGCGGCAGCTCCTCAAGGAAGCCTTCGGAGATGGCCCCTTCGATCACCTGCCGGGGAATGCTCTTGACCGCGCGCTGTTGCAGCAGTGGATTCGACGCAGCTGTGGCCGCGTCATCGGCGAACTGCTTGGCAATGCCCTTGTTGCCCTGGGCAAGCATGGTCTCCGCATCACCAATGCCCAGGCGCTGCGCCGCGCGCCCACCGGCATATCCGAAGCCGGCCGTGGCCGCACCCGTGGCTGCCGCCGCCGCAGCCTGGCCCGGGGAGAGCAGCCCGTCATCGGTTTCCTGGCGGATCTGCTCGGCCGCAGAGCCCGCGCCCACGATGCCCTCACCCAGAGCACCAGATGCTGCAGCGCCCTTGGCTCCAGCCTGGCCAAGCCGCGTGGCTGCACCCAAAGCGCGCGCCGCCACACCGCCCGCGCCCATGGCCGGCAGCGATTCAACGACCGCGCCGACGATGTTGGACGGGTTTTCAATAGCGGCCTTGAACTTGCCGCCCAGGCCCTCCGCCTCCTGGAACTTGCGCTGGGCTTCCTTGGTGGCGTCGGAATGCCATTCGTTGATGGCCTCGCGCGCCTGCTTGGGCCGGAAGCCGACAGCCCCACCCTCGTTCTCCAGGAGCTTGCCCGCGCGCCCGCCTGTTGCGATGTCGGCCAAACCGACAACAGCTTCTGGCACGGCCACGGCGCCCTTGGCTGCCCAGGCGGCCGCGTCCCGGACGTAGTCAGTGGCGGAGCGGCCAGGCGACTCTGGCTCGACAGGCTTTGCGCCCGCCTTCCACCAATCGCCGTCTGGTGAGGACGACTCAACGGGGCTTGCGCCCTGCTTCCACCATTCGTTGTCGTTTGCCATCCCCCCACTCTCCCCTCGAGGGGGAGAGTGGTCGAACCCTAGGCGGGGGGGGCGAGGGAAGATCGTGTGCCGCGCTCCTGGCCCTCACGCTGGGGCCTAGAGATCCCTACTCAGATGCCGCGGACCGGGACTGTGCTAGCCAGGTCCACGCTCAGGATCTGGAGCAATTCGCCGAATAACCACCAATCCCACTCCGAATTGTCGGAGACTAACAACATCACTGGACGGAATTACAGGCAATTGACCGCCGATGTACGGGAATTGCTAAGCAACTGGGCAGATTCGCCACAGGAGAGGTATCGTAGGGATTGCCGGTAGTGAAAAACAATTTGTAGCAAGCGTAAGTGCCGCCTATGATCTCTCTCATCCAAGGATCGGTCCTACAGGCCGATCGGTCTACCGACATAAGATGGAGAACAAAGGTTGTACTTGCAAGGAACTCATGGAACTAGTCGCTCTAAAGCTGACTCCATTATTGACCAGCAATCGTTCATCCCTACTGGAGATAATGGGCATGTAGGCCCTGGAATTTATTTTTGGGCCATCGAAGGAAATGATGACCGCATTGCAAGGCACCTTGCACAGGCTTGGTGGAAAAAGTATTTGGACGAAGAAAGGTACAAAGATGATGAAAACACTGACTTCGCTGTCGTTAAAGCCCACTTTATCCAACCTAACGAGCCTGAATATTGTGATGCCAGCACACAAGATTTTCGGAATTCTGTCCTTTCACTTGCCCCGTCTTTGTCCGACCCACCGAAATCGTTCGATGTGCCAACAGCTATCGCCACTGTAATAAACAAACTAGAAGCAGCGGCGGGTAAGAAAATTCTGGTACTCAAGGCGCTGGTTCAGACGCCGCAACCTAAAGGCTTCCAATCTCTTGTTGCCTTTTACTACAAAATGTCCGATGTTTACGTAATCCGACAGGGTGGCGAAAAACTTATAAAAAAGATTGAACTAGCTAACCCATAAATAAATAAATAAACAAATACAGAAGGTGGAACCAAAATGAAAGACCTATTAGCTCAAGTCATCGCTGAACTGAAGGCTCTGTCTCCCGCAGAACTAGCAGCAGAGTTTGCCAAGCACAGGGACTCGGATATCGCACAGGCCCTGCGTGAGATCGATGAAGTGGCTTCGCTGTCGTGCTCCAAGCTCGATAAGTACTTTGAAATCATGCGGCTACGCTCGTTCGCTCATGTAAGGGATGAGGATTTCCATACATATGCCCTGGATTGCGATCCAGCAAACGATGAACGATTTGCCCTTGCAGCGTGACTGAACTACACCCAATACAACTTCGTGAAATCACGGTGTCTCAATTGAGCATCGTGGTTAACGATTTCAACGAAGCGAAACATTACGAAGGCGAAGTGGATCTAGTTATCAAAGTTGGTACATCCGACTTTGACGAAAAAGACCCGTTTATAGCCGTCGGCATTGAGGTGAATGTTTCTCCACGGAAATCCGATCCTGAGGCCTCGGCCTCATTCGAGATTAAAGTTGAGCTATCCGGCCAATTTGAGGTGAATTATGAGCTTTTCAAGTTTGAGCACCTCAATCGCTGGGCGCAGATTAACGCACCTTTTCTTCTCATGCCTTTCGTTCGCGAGCAGGTCTATGGGCTCGCACTGAGAGCTGGAGTCAAGGGAGTGGTTTTCCCACTCTACACGCAGCCAATTCGTCCGCCGTCGAATTGACACACAAGAAAAAGGGCCAGATGGCCCTTTTTTCATGGATCATTCATGGCAAAGCATGAATTATATTTTTCGGACTGAGTACTTTTTTAGGGGTCTGAGAAATCATCCCCGATGGGATCGGCAATGGACATGTTGAAAAGGCTTTTGGCCACTGCTGTGCTGGGTTTCCTCTCCACCCCCTCGCTGGCCGCGGACTACGCCACCTGCCTCCTAGACAAGCTCCCTGGGGTGAAGAACGCGCCGGCCCATGCTGCCGCGCTGAACCTGTGTGCCCAGCAGCACCCTGACAAGTTCTTCGAAGTGCGCCGCGGCTCGGGGCGTGGTCTGCTGGGCCCGAAGTCTCCAGAGCAGTGCACGCTGGACAAGGCGCGCGACACCTCCTGGCAGCCGGCAGCTGGGATGATCATGCGCGCGTGCGGCTGCCTGTACACGCCGAGCGCAGGCCCGACGGAAATGTGCGAGCGGTATCCGCTGTCTGCGGAGATTCGCGCGCAGCACCCAGCCGCCAAGACCGATGCCGACCTGCTGAAGCTGGAGACGCACTACAGGAAGATCTACGCCGCGCACCCAGATGCTGATGCGCTGTTCGCGCGCAAGGACTTCTGGGCCTGGGTGACGCAGGACAAGGGCAGGGAACAGACCCTGACCAAGGGCTCCACGGCCGATGTGGTCAGGGTGCTGGAGGAGTTCAAGGGACAGCTTGACTGGTGGAAGCGCGACGCCGTCCCTCTGAATTAAGCCTTCCGATACTGCTTGCCATCGGGGCCAACATACACCGAGCCCGAGGGGAGCGCGGCAAGGGCACGGCGGCCCGCGTCGTCATTCGTGATGGTCTTGGGCCCGCCCGCCATGCCCGCATCCACCTGCTGCACCTCGCCCGTGACGGCGTTGTGCCGGATGATGCTGCCCTGGCTTGTGGAACCATCGGCATTCTTGACCGCAGGCGTGACCGTGACCTTCCAGGGCGACGGATCTGCATCGCCCCGAATCGCGCGCATGGACTGCTGAGCCTGCTGCTTCTGCTGGGGCGTGGCGTTGGGATCGAGCAGCGTATTGCGCAGCTGCTCTTCCTGGCGTTGAGCCCGGGTCTTGAAGCCGCGCGCTTCTGCCTCGCCCTGAAGGCGCTGCTGCTCGATGCCCACTCGCATGCCCGTGCGCCCGGTTTCCCCGGCCTGCTGCATGGCTTCGCGCTGCAGGCCGCCTTCCTGCTGGATGCCTTCGCGCGCCAGGCCCGCGTTCTGGCGCATGGTCTCGGCATCCAGTCCTGGCTGGGCCTGGCGCAGCGCCGAGTCGGTCTGCAGGGCTGCCTGGTAGGCGGCCACGGCCGGCGGCGGGCCGGACTGAGCGCCACCCCCACGGAAGCGGGCCATGCCTGTGCCGCTCCACTCGGGACGATTCGCGATGCTGCTCGCGCCGGTCTCCAGGTTCTGGAGGTCCTTGCGGGCCTGCCAGTCGTTGCCAGAGTGGGCGACGGTTGGAGCACGGAAGCCGGGGAATCCCAGGCGGGGCTGCTCGGCCTCGGTGCGCTGGCCGGGTGTGAAGCCGCGTGCGGTGTACTGGCTGGCCAGGTTCTCGCCGGCCGCGTCGTTGCGCCGCGATGGCAGGCCCCGCGGTTCGTTGCCCAGGGCCGCGCCCTGTGCGCTGTCGGAGAAGCTGTTGCCCTGACGGAAGATCCCGGGCTGGACTTCCTGCGGCGCGGCCGAGCTGGGCGGGCCCATGGTGCTGCCGGCGGGAGGCGTGGCCTGCGGCGTTGCAACTGAGCTTGCTGGAGCCGTGGAGGGCGCGGGGCTCGCCATCGTGGAGGCGGCAGCAGGTGCTGCGGCTGCGGCGGCACCGCCCCCGATCCCGGCGCCGACCGCAAGCCCGCGCGCGGCGTTTGTTCCGGAGTTGATGGCGCCACTGATTGCCCCACCCGTGCGCGCGAGGGCAGACGCGCCGCCGCCCAGCGCACCAGGCACGGCATTGGCCAGGTTCGACACATTGCGGCCCAGCTCGGTATTCATGGGATTGGACTGCGAGCCGTCTGGAGTCGGCGCCTTGGGGTAGCCGTCCGTCGGGATCTGGTCTTCAGGCCGCCCACCGTTGGCGAAGAACACCTTGGGCTTGAAGCCGCGCGGCACGAATGCCTGTTCGGGTGCTGGCGTGTGGGTGGCATCGACGGCGGCCTGCAGCGCGCCAGCGCCGCCCATGGCGTGCACGGTATCGGGCGGCAAGACGAATTCGCCCGGCTTGAACATGCCGGGGATGGAGTCTGGCGCCTGGTTCTGAGCCTCGGCCAGAGCCGCGGCCTTGCTGCGCGGGCGAAAGCCCAGCCGCGGCTGCTCTGCCGCCTGCGCTTCTCGCCGACCTGGTTGAAAGCCGAACATGATGGCTCTCCTCAAAGAATGATGGATTCGGTGACGTGAGGCTGGTCCTCACGGGTTTGCCGGCGCAAGTCGGAGTCGGGCCGGCGGCCGAAGTACCGCGTGAACTCCGCCTCAGCCAATGCCGCGCGCGTCGGGTCGAAACCATCGGCGTCTGGCTGGGAGAACGCACGGTGCAGGGCCCAGAGCACCAGCTTTTCATGGCTGAAGGCATGGATCTCGGGCGACTCGCCCGGGCTGCACATGGGTCGCATCGGAAGGCGGTAGCCCTCCAGCACCAGACGCCCATCGCGCGGCGGCGCCGGCACGAGTCGGACGGATCGCTCCCCCTGCACAGCCCAGCGCATGCAATCAAGCCGCTTGTGGCGCCACCCTGGCTGATGGCGGTCCAGCCATTCCGTGGAAACCAGCGTCAACTCCTGTGGTTCCCGCGCGCCGTCGATCTCGTAGGCGAGATAGGTGATCTCGTACAGGGCGGGGTGCAGAGGATAGGTGGCCTGGCCTTCCTTCACCGGCACTTGGCAGACTTGAGGGCGCTCAACTTCCAACAGAAGCCGGCCGCGCACCGCCGCTTCAGCCACGGCCTCGTTCAGCCAGGCTGTCACCAGTTCCTCGCCCCAAAGGTAGGGCTTCACGCAGTCTTTGGAGTCGGCGCGGAAGCGGTTGATCAGATCCTGGAGCGTCATATCAGCGTGCTCCGAACTGCTCGATCAGGTTGGCCACCTCGGCGCGCATCTTGGCCTCACCCTTGCGCGCGTCGAGCTTGACCTCGTACTTCGCCGCGTATTCGGCCAGGGCGCCCTTGTCCATGCCCTCGATGGTCAGCAGCATGGCCTCGGTGGCCGCGCGCTCTTGCTGCTGCAGCTGCTCTGCCTGCTGCTGGGCGGCGTGCGCTTGCTGGAGCGCTGCATCATCAGCCTGCTGGTCCGATGTGTCGGGCTGCTGCGCCTGCTGACCCTGCTGGTCGGCAGGCTGCAGCTGCTCTGCCTGCTGCTGATCGACGGGCGCGCGGCGGAACTCCACGAAACGCAGCAGCTTGCGCGCGACGGCCTCGGGCACCAACTTGGTATCGCCAGGCTCCCAATGGGTGGCAGCGTGACGGTCGTGATAGGGCTTCTTGCCCGTGTATTCCAGCTTGTCGAACTTCATGATTCGCTCCGTTCATGTGAAACAAGCCGGACAGGCCGGCTTGCTGCATGGTTCATCGCCGCGAGCGCGGCTTCGATCAGGCCACGCCTTCGGGGACGCCCAGCACCACCACGTCCAGCGCGCTGGCCTTGGCGTTGTCCGCGCCGCCCACGGTCAGGATCAGGTAGGCATCCTTGGGCAGCGTGATGACCGGGTTGGCAGTGGCGTTGCGCAGGCGCGCCGTGGCGGCCAGGTTCACGGCCGCGCCGAAGTAGTCGTCGTCCTGTGGCACGGCCGGCACATCCACGCCGTCGGCATACTCGAAGCCGATCTTGGCGGTGACGGATGCCGTCATGCCAACGGCAATGACAACCAAGCTGTCGATCAGCTTGAAGCCAGCGGGCAGCAGGCCCAGGCGGATCTTTGTGCCCTGAATGGCGGGCGTCAGGATGTCGCCGCCCAAGGCCGCGCCGGCCGCGTTGGTGGCCAGGGTGTAATGCAGGGCGCTCAGGTTGCCCCACGGAGTCGCACCCAGCTGGTTGCTGGAGGACTGCACTTTGGTGATGGTTGCCATGTTGGCCTCCGATGAAATGGTGAAGAACTCAGCGGAGGACAGGCGATCAGCAGACCGCCCGCCCTGGGGCGCGTCAGTTGCGCTCGCCGATGATGCGCACGGCTGTGTCGATGGCCGTGACGCCGTGGTCGGTGTAGTGCTTCTTGCCGTTGCCCTGCGACACCAACCAGCGGATCTTGAAAACGCCCATGATGGCGCCGATCAGCAGTTCCATCTTGTCGCCGTGGTCGAAGTCCTTCTCGCTCCAGAAGAAGGGCATACCGCCGTGCTTGGACTTGCCGAAGGCCTGAGCCAGCGACTGGCCGCCCAGCAGGATCGCGCGGTCCACCGCATGGGTGGTGCCGAACGAGGCGGGGACGGTGCAGGTGCTTTCCGTCTCGGTCTCGTAGGAGGCGCAGTAGCGAACGGTGTCGCCAGCATAGAAGCGGATGGGCTTGGGCATCTTGCAGATCAAGATGCCGTTCCACAGGCCCACTTCGCCGAGGAACAGGGGGTGGTTGTTGGCTTTGGACGCGCGCGCCAGGGCGTTCGCCTGGAACTGGCGGAAGCCAGGGTCCTGGGCAAATGCGTGGTACTGCGCGGGCGAAACCAGCAGCACACGCAGCGGCGAATCCTCGGCCACCTTGTCCTCGGGGATCTTGATGGCGGGCGGCGGCAGTGCGATGGACTCCATCACCGTGCGGATGCTGTCCACCACGTCCATGCCGAGCACGTCAGTGGAGGCAATGTCCAGCTCACCCGCGTTCACCGACACAGTCTTGATGGAGTCGCCATCGGCGATGTAGTGCCGGTTGCGTGTGGGCGCCTTCACTTCGTTAATGGCGAACTCCGCGAAGTCCGGATGGGCGCTGGTCGGCAGACGCCATTCCATGCCGTCTTGAAAGCCGCGCGCGCCCGCCAGGTGGGTCAGCATCAGCTGGTCCTGGTAGCTGTTCATCAGCGACAGCGCAATGGGTCGGCCGATGCGACGGAATTCCACGGGGGAATTCATATCGGTCATCGTGTTGCCCAGGTCCACAGGGAAGCGGACTTGGTTCACGCGCACGCGGCCGTTGTCCAGCTCGATCCCCGTGCCCTTGCCCTCGGCCATGCGGTTGCCCATGATGGGATAGGCGTTGGTGGGCTGCACGAAGTGGAACTCCACCTCGGAGCCGTGGCCGCGCGTCAGGTCCACCGTGCGCACGATGGGCATGTCGGTGGCGGTCTGCTTGCTCAGCACGGCGCTGACGTGAGCCTCGCCCTGGGGGACCGTGCCCACCATGCGGTTCAGCGTCGAATTGCGCTGCATGGACTGAGCGAACAGCCCGGCAGCCTGAACGTATTGGGCATTCGGCGAACCGGTTGCCACATTGGTTTTTCCGGACATATGTCCTCCGTCTTGGGGAGAGGGCTGCCTCATCACGAGGTGGCCCGGGTTTCAAAAAATATTCAGCGATTCACGCCAAGCTGTTCATCAAGGCATCGATCTTTGCCGGTGACATACCGCTCATCACGTTGAGCAGCGCCGCGGGGTTGTTGGCCAGTGCCTGCGCGCGCTCCGCTTCACTGGCACCAGCAGCCGCGCCAGTCAGTTCGGACAAGCTCACCGGCACAGCCTGCTCTGCTTCAGCCTTCGCTTTTGCCACGGCCGCGTCCACGGCATTGGCAGGAGCGACCGGGCTGGCAGCGGGAGCAGTTGCGGGCCGGGCACCCTTGAAGGTGCTGAAAACTTCCACGATCTCGGCAGCGGAACCGTTCTGCAGGACGTTGGCCACGGCCGCGCGCGCGAAAGCAGGCTGGGCATCCACCCACTGCTTGAACTCGGCAGAGTCGGCAATTTCGTCCGCGTCGGCATGCGCCGCATAGATCGCGTTGTCGTGCGCCTGCTGGGCGCTGACCTGTTCACGCTGCTGCAGGGGCTGCATGGCCTGGGCCAGGCGCGCGTCCACCAGTGCTGCTGCACGCTGGTCCACCAGCGCGGCCACGCCCTTGGCTATCCCCTCCTCCGAGAAGTCGCCGAACAGGGCCATGTCCACGCCTTGGGTGGCAGCTGCCTGGGCAATGGCCAGGTTCTTGTCGGCCGAGGTTGGCGCCGCGCCAGCTTGCTCGCGGGCCGCGGCATCCGCCTGGGCCTGAGCGAGGTTGCTTTGCTGACTGCGGGTCAACTGGTCGATCTGAGCCTTCAAGGTGGCGTTCTCGCTCTCCAGCGAATCGCCGCGCGCCTTGAACTGGTCACGCTCTGTACGGGCCTGGGCCAGCTTTTCAAAGGGGATCGTGTAGCTGCCCGACTTGCTGGCAATGGGCGCACCGGCCGGCTCGTCATCCTGAGCGGGCGTCGCGCCTGCAACAGGTGCAGGAGCAGGGGTTGCTGTAACAGCGGTGGCTGCAGCAGGAGCGGCAGAAGGCGCTGCAGCGGCTTGCTCAGCACCAGGGGTGGCAGTTGCGGGAGTAGCAGTGCTCGCGGCGTTGCTGGCTTCGGCGGTCTGGGCCGCGTCCGCGTCCAGATCCAGTTGTCCTGCAAAGGCGGATTCGAGCAGTTGCTCAGGTGACATCGGCATGTAGGTGCTCCACATCCCCGGCTATCCGGCCGGGCCTGTTTGAAGGGGCACGCAGATTCGAGGATCAGGCCGGGGCCGAAGCCCCGACCATCACGCTCTCCAGCTGCGGGAGGTGCCGACCCATCACGGGCAGGCTTCTCGTCTCTGGCTTTCGCCTTCAACGTGGAACACAGTGTCAGGCGACGCGCCCGCCGCATCCAACTCTGGACGGAGTGAGCTACAGGTTATCGGCAGGGGTAGCGGTCTCGATCCCTTGCATGCCGCGCGCCGGCTCCTGCGGAATGGGCGGGTATGCAGGGCTGGTGTTCTCGTGCACCTGAGCGATGTCGCCGGCTGCGCCAGGGCCACCCGACTGCGGAGCGGGGCCGCCGGCCGCCACGTCCGGCACCGGGAAGTCTGGATCGTCGCCACCAGGGTTGGGCTTCTGGTAGCCCGCGCCCTGCATGATGGCGTCGGCAATGGGCGCGATGGCAGGATTCATGGCGACCTGGGCCCCGCCCTGCATCGCCGAGAAGGCGGCCTGCACGCCTACCTGCACAGCGTCGGCCATCACCTTCTTGATCTGGGCATCGGTGAGGCGCTCCTTCATTTCCAGCTCGCGCGCCTTCAGCTCGTGACCTGCCTTCACCAGCGCGGCCTGCACCTCCTGCTGCACACGCTGCTCGATCTGCTCCGGCGTCTGCTGGCCAGTCGCCGCGCGGATGGCCTCCACCACCTGCTTCTTGCGGGGCAGATCCATCAGGTCGATCAGGAATGGCAGCGCGACCACCTGGATATGCTCCGGCAAGGATTTCACCGCCTCGGACAACGAGCTGAGCTGCTGGCCTCGGAAGCTGCTGGTGCTCGGCACGTCCTCCAGAGCGACCTTCATGCGCGTGCGCAGCACATCGTTGGACCGATAGGCCAAGCCTGTGTCGGGGTCCTCTTCGGCCTTGTTCAGCACCACGGTGCGCGGCGGGTTGAGCACATCGCCCTCGATCACGATGGTCTGCTCCTCGTCGCCCATGTCCTCAATGATCAGCGACATCAGCAGTTCGCCGACCATCGTGCGGCCGTCCTTGGTGTTGTCCATCATGTCGGCGATACCGATCTGGGACTGCTCCACCTGGGTGGTTTCCTGCAGGCCGCTGCGCGCAGTGCCTGCCTGGCCCTGCATGGCCGGCGTGACCGGGCTGACGCGGCCCAGAGCGCGCCGGCTGTCATCCATCAACTGCAGGTGCTGGGCGTTGAGCTGGAAATCGCGGTCCACCTCGAATATTCCGCCATCCTTCATATGCTCAGCGTCCAGCACGATGTCGGCGTCCGGGCGCGCTAGCTGCTGGCGGATCTGAGCGCTGGTCATCTCCGTTGCGCCCTTGGTGCGCCGCACCCGCGTCGAGGCCATGCCCCAGCGCAGCTTTGCCATGGTGCTGTTCAGATTGTCTTGCGGGAACAGCATGTCGCGCACCAGGCCGAACGGCATGCCCGTCTGGTCTTCCCGGTAGCCCCAGAACGGCACATATGGGAAATGCTGGTGCGGGTATGGCGTGGGGCCGTCGTGCAGGCAGATGGGACCGATCCAGTAGGACCGGCGCAGCCGCGTGACGGTCTCGCGCGACAGTGTGCCCGCGCCAGAGGCTACGGCCAGGCGGTGCTGCTGGTTGGACTCATCGAACTCCACCACGCGGCCGCCACGCAGGCGCAGCACCAGCGCCGACACCCAGCGCCGGTACCAGAGCTCGCACAGGCTGAGCTCGTCGGTCTCGGATCGGTACCAGGCATGCTCGCGCGGAGTCCAGGCCCGGGACACATCCAGGCCCGGCACCAAGCCCGTGGAATAGCCGCCCTCTCCCAGATAGCCGCCATAGCCGCCAGGGCCGGATGCGGAGTCCGCACGCATGATCAGGTCCCGATACTTGGGGAATGCCGCCGCGACCCGGTCCTTGCGGATGAACCGCTCCCGGAGCAGCCAGTGGGCATCGGACAGGTCATCCTCCTGCGCCCGGATGTCCCACCAGATTTCATTGCGGTGCACATACCGGCAGCGGTAGGGATAGGCAAATGGATCGCTGGCCCGCGCGACCTCCACCCAACCCAGGCCCACGCTCACCTGGGGCTTGAAGGCATCGCTGATCGCGCGATCTGCACGGCTGTGGCGTTCGGCCTGGTTCAGCCGGAAATTGAGCGCATCGGCCACGTCCTGGCCACCCGGGTCTCCGTCGGGCGTCACGCGCCAGTCGGTCCGCGTCTTGGCCTCGTATCCGCACACGGCCGCAATCGCTGGGCCGATGATGTTCTCCTTGGCCGGCGGGATGCCGAAGCGCTTCATGCGCGCGAGCAGTTCGCTGCCCAGTTGGTTGCCGTCGGCATAGTCGGCTTCCATGTCGGCCTGCCGGCGCCACGGCGGCTGCTCCAGGATGTCATCGATGATGCGGGCATATTCCTGCGGCGTAAGCGCCGCGCCCAGGTCTGCTGTGCTTGGGGGGGTTGCATAGTTCATGGCAGTGCCTCACGCGCGCCAGTCCGGCGCATCCTCTTCCTCTTCGGGCTCGGCGCGCGCGCCGTACCCATCGTCTTTGGGGTTGAAGAGCCCGCTTTCCTTTGCCTGCGCCCACTGCCGAAGCGCGTCCGCGCCTTCCGTGCAGCCGTTGGACTTGTCGGGCTCATCGATGAACTTGTTCAGGGCCCGGCTGAATTTCTTGCTGTAGCCGCGCAGCCGCTCCAGGCCGAAGGCACAGGCTTCCCGGTCGAACCAGGCGCCGCGCAGGTGCTTGCGCACCAGGTTGACGCCTGTCTGCAGCTCGGTGATGCGCGGCACCACGGTGAATTTCTGGCCGGGCATGAGGGCCTGCAGCTGCTGCTTGGTGGATCGGTTGGTGTCGCCCAATCGCTTGTGATTCGCGTCGTGCGGCAGGAAGTGCGCGCCGAACACGTAGCCGAGGCCCTGCAGGTGGCGCACGTAGTGCCGCAGGTCTTCCTCGTGCTCTTCGTAGTAGTTGATGAAGCGGTCCTCGCCGCGCAGGGACTGCATAAACCAGATGGCCGTCCCGTCCGCGCGCCCGATGTCCCAGAAGGTGTAGACGGGCATATCCAGCTCTGGCACCGAGGTGATGCCGCCGCGCTTCGTGAGCGCGACCATGGCCTTGGCGTAGTACCGGCCCGCGCTCGACTGCTGGAATGCCTCGGCCGGCGTGGAGGGGTACTCCTGCCACATGCGCTCGGGCGCACCGGGGAAGTCAGCCTCCTGGGTGGCCACATACCAGGCCCGCTGCTCCAGATCGATGTTGCACTGCATCTCGACCTCGACCTGGTCGAAATAGTCGTGCTGCTCGCGCGTGACATGGACCAGGCCCGCGTCCATGCGGTAGTTGGGCTCCTGCCACCATGCGTAGAAGTGGAAGCGGTAGTCGCGCGGGCTTAGCTTCTTGTGCGTGTAGTGCAGGGCCTCCGCACGCTGGGACAGGTGGTAGAACTCGCCGTTGGCGCCTTCGGCCGTACTCTCGATCACCAGGATGCCCGTGGTGGGCACGGCCGGGATGGAGCCGGTCATCACCTCCTTGGCCTTGTGCGGGAAGCGTGCCGAGATCTTGCCCAGCTCGGAGACGTGCAGCCGGTGGATGGTGCCCGAGCGCATGGACGTGGCCACGCGCACGCTGCTGTTGTTGTGGGCAAACAGCAGTTCCACCGCGCTATCGCGCGCCAGGGGGAAGCGGTCGCGGATCTCCTCGGGCAGGTTCTCGTAGGCGTACTTCACCTTGTCCCGGAAGATGGCCTCGGCCGAGTCGCGGTCGTGCGCGATGATGCCGCAGCGCTGATCAGCATTAAAAAGCGCGTGGTCCAGCCACAGGATGGCGATCAGCGTGGTAAACCCCAGCTGCCGCGCCTTCAGGATGATGTTGCGGTGCCAGAGCCGGCTGATGAACCGTTTCTGCGCGCGATTCGGCCGGAAGGGCATGGTGAAGGTGTCGGCCTCTTCCCCGTCCTTAGAGTCGCCCTTGACCATGATCTTGTACAGGCAGCCGGAGAACAGGCGCCATTCGGGATCACGCAAGCACCGCTCCAGCTCCTCGGGCGTGTCGGGGAGCCGGTTCAGGGGAGCACTGTGGACGCGCGCGGCCACAGCCTCAGCCCTCCTCGTCCGTCGGGTCTTGCTTCACCTGCAGCGTGGATCCCGGGCGCGGGCCTGTGCGCTCCGGGTCATCTGCAATGGGCGCGAAGCCGTTGCCGTTCTCCTTGGAGATGCGATGCAGCAGCGCGGCCAGAGGGTCCGACTTCTGCTGGTTGTCCTTCTCGTACAGGCCCAGGTACTTCCACAGCTTCTCGGCAAAGGCCTCCTTGCTGTGCATCAGGACCTGTAGCCCTTCCTTCGTGCGCTTCACGCCGGCATAGAGCTGGACTGCGGCTGGGCTCAGGTAGCGGGTGTCCTTGATGACCTCGCGTGCATATCCATCCCCAACGCATGCAGTGCACTCCGGGTGCGGCGGCCGGTGGGGATTGAAGCCGATGCCGCCTTCTTCATCGAAATCCTCGGGCGCCTTGCCTTCAGCGCGCCATGCTTCGCGGGCATGGTTCATCTCGCTGACGGTGCGCTGGTAGCGGAAGTTCTCCCCCCAGCAATGGCGGCAGCATGCGACCTTGGTCTCGATCAGTTCGCGTGCATCGGCTGTGGCGATCAGCCAGGCCTGCTGCAGCATGGCATCGGCAGTGATCTGCGTGCGCTCCTGCTGCTGCTTTCGGGCTTCCGCAATCGCGACTTGGATGTGAGGTTTTGACAGGTTCTCTGAGGCGATCTGCCGAGCTGTCTTGGCGCTGTAGCCGGCTCGAATCGCCGCTTGGGTTCCATTCAGGTCCACCAGGAATTCATCGATGAACTTCGCTTCCCTCGCGGTCAGCGCCTGGGCGCCCGTGCTCTCGGTGCGGACGGCCTTTTTTGCCGGAGCCTTCTTCAACGCCGGGTTCACCGTGGCGCTCGGAGGCTTCTTGACCGCTGGGCGCTTCGCAGGAACGGCAGAGCCTGCGGCCTTCTTCGCGGCAGCAGGCTTCTTGGGAGCGGCTTTTTTTTGAGGCTCGGACTTGCCGGCAGGACGTTGGGCCATGGCCGGAAGTGTTCCGGCATGACCTAGGGCCGTCGAACCCTAGGCGGGGCGCGCCGCGTGACGCGACACTTTGCGCAATCGTTGCGCATAGAATCACGACATGACAGCAAAACCGCCCTCTGAACACACCGCCGGAGAAATCGCGACTTGGATGGCCCGCAACGGACTGACGCAAACCGCGGCAGCCGAGGCCCTGGGCCTCTCCCGCCGCATGCTCCTATACTACCTGACCGGCGAAAAGCCCGTGCCCCGCACCGTCGCCCTGGCCTGCCTGGGCTGGGAAGTGGAGCGCGCAAACGCGGCTTGAGTGACGTCTGAAAAAAGGCGTTGACTGCGCAATCATTGCGCATTAATATTCTTCCCATGGCAGCAACAAGCGGCCACTGGCTCGGCAGATCCGGGAAGTCTCGGCCGCACAGGTCGAACGCACCAAAGGGAAAAAACCATGTCCTACCTCATCAGCAACGGCCAGATCGTCGCCAAGACCTCCGCCACCCTGGCCAGCGGCCAAAGCGTTGCATTCAGCGGCACCCGCGTGGCCGAGGAAATCAACGCCGGCCGCCAGTGGAACCTGGTCAACGCGCAACGCGCCACCATCGGCAACGGCAAGTCCTGGGATGCAAAGTGGGCCAAGCTGGAAGATGGCCGCATGGCCAGCGAGATAAACCCCGGCGAATTCTTCATTGCCTGACTGCTATAGTGGCGCCATCCAGATAGGCGCCGACTGCCGAGCAGGCAGCTTAGGAAATACCGCAGTGATGGTGCTCCATCAGCGGGCTCCACTCTCTCCACTACCGAACAGGTAGCTTCTCTGCCGCATAGGCAGTACCACTGGAGATTGATGATGCAAACCGAAGACCAGGAATTTGATGCCGAGGTGCGCGCCTTCGTTGCCTCGTTCGGCTGCGTGCAGCGCACCCGCTATGGCCGCTGGTTGGCCTGGCTGGACCCCACGCACGACTTTGTGCGCGAGGGCCTGCAGCCGCCTGGGCAGGTCAACGTCTACCTGCACGGCGAACCCACATGCACCGCCCAAAACAGCTACTGGGACGGCCAGCCGCCCATAGGCTTTGCCCGGGGCAAGCCCCTCTTTGGCGGGCCGCTGGACTTGCGGAAATCCGCCGACCGGGAGCTATGGCGCCAGGCGTGGGCCGCGCGCCCGTATTTCGAGAGCGCGGAATCGGCGCGCCGCAAGATCGAAGAATGGATCTGGGACAACCGCCCCGACATCGTGCGCACGGCAAGGAATGAGGTGCGCGAGGCCATTGCCTACCGCCGCCGCATGAGCTGGAAAGCCCGGGAGCAGGCCCATGCCTGAGTGGCGCATCTACCAGGGCAACACCCTGTATTGCCAAACCGATTGGGCGCCCATGGCCGTGGCTGCCTGGGACCGAGCCGCCCGCGACACCAACAACGACGATGAGCGCCGCGAGGTGGTGCTGGAGAGGGATGGGCAGTTGCTGGAGCGCGTGCTGCCTCGCCGTGCGGGCCACCCTTGGCCCGACAGCAGCACCACCGTGCCAGAGCTGGGGGATGTGGCGGCGGCCATCCTGCAGCTGGCACGCGCTGCAGGCATCGACGCCACTGCGCTGGCCGATCAGATGACGCGCAGAGGCCTTCCCACCGCGCGCAGCCGCCTGGACCGCATCCGCACAATCTCGCGCGACAACAGCGCGCACACATCAAGCGCCGAGTTGATGGCCATGTGCTATGCGGCCGTGGGAATTTTGCGCAACAACGAAAAAGGGGATTGACTGCGCAATCATTGCGCAATAGTATTGAACCCATGGCAGCACACCGCCGCCAGCGGCGCCTCCCGTCAATGAGGGGCAAGAGAGAACCACAATGACCGCAATTTCCTATATCTGGGCCGCAGAACAGACCGAGCCGGGCATGCATGGCGTGCAGTACGCCGCGACCAACACCGCCGCCGCCCCCGTCGCCCTTCAGGCCGTCCCCGTGGCGGGCGCCAAGGGGCTGGTGCATCAGGAAAGCCTGTACGGCGACTGGCAGTTGCTGGGCACCGCCAAGGGCGCCAGCTACAGCAACGATTACGGCCACTTCATCGAGCTGCAGACACCAGAGATGGAAGGGGCGCCCATCGAGGTGGCCGAGGTGGTTAGGCTGGGTTGGTACAGCCGGGCATGAGCCAACGGGCAAAGCTGACGGTAGACGCCACGGGGCCGTGGCGTCTCTACCAATGGGTTGAGCTGCCGGGCTGGGAAATGCTGGGCACTGTACAGCGCGGCCACGAAATCGGCGCGCTGGCGCGCAACCTGCGCACCGGCCAGCTGGTCATGCTCAGGGCCGGCGCGGCCTCAACTCTGGATCAACGCAAGGCGGCGGCGTCCCTCGCTGCAGCAACGAACGAAGGGGAAAAGTCATGAACGCAGCAAGCCAACTGATCGAGGAGTTCAATACTCGTCGCCCGGCTTTGGGGGGATGCCGCAGATGCGCTACCTGAGCCCCGGTTCGGCCGTAGGTGGCTATGAGGTGCAGATCCATTTTGATGACGATGCCGGTGTGGCCTATGCCTACCTGTACCACCCTGAGCGCGGCGAGTGGGTCACCGCCCACCCCTTGGTCGAGGCAGAGGACAAGGCCCGCGAGTGCATTGCAGCCAGGCGGCAGGAAATGGAGCGGCGCGGCCTGACCTTCGGCGAAATGGAGCGGCACCAGGCGCTCACAGCGGCGGCCAAGGCTCTTGTGCTGGCCTCGCCGAATGCACTGCTCACACCACCCTGGTGGCGCCAGGAGCGCAAGGCAGCTGCCTGACCAACAAAAAGCCCGCACGCAGCGGGCTTTTTCTTGACTCTACGCCGCAGCTTGGCCCGACAGCGCACTGAGTAGATCACCCTGACGCCCGTCCACACGCCGCTGAGCTTTTAGCGCTTTCACTTCGCGCTCCAGGTCTCTACGTCTGGCCACCTCCTCCAGCAGTTGGTCCTGCAACTCCGTGACGCGCGTCAGTGCTGTGTGCTCGAGTGCCACGCCCGCCAAGCCTTGGCCAAGGCGCGCGGCCTCAGGGCGGACGAGGTGCAGCACATGCTCGCCGATCTCCACCATGGTCCGACCATCGTTCAGGTGGACGATCACCACATCCCGCGCCGGCCCATGTTGGTGCACCGGGCGGTAGCACTGCTTCACCGCCGCAATCATTCCCTCGCCTCGCAGCACCTTGATGCGGTCGTCCACTGTGGTGAGGTTCAGCCCCGTCATCTTGTGGATGCGGTCGCGCGTGGGCTCTTCGCCGGCCTCATGCAACTGGCGAATCGCCTCATAGACCTGCGTCAGCGTGGGCACGGCCTCGACCGCGCCGGTGTCCGGATTGCCGCCGGCTGTCTTGTGGATGGTGCTGGTGGTGACTTGGTTCATGCGGTTTCACTCCAGAGGGGCAGGCGTTGTGGCCATTGGCCGGATTCCAGGATGGTGTGGCGGGTGATGCGGCCCCACTCGAGGCCGTAGTCCCGGTGGGCTTCGCGGCCGCCGTCAACAAGGCGGTATTGGTCGTATGCGACGTGGCAGCCCTCGATGTCGGGGCGCGTGCAGCACAGGGGGAATCCGGTGCGGTCGTCGGTCTTGAGCGCGAAGCCCTTGCCGAGGTTGAGGTGTGCGTGCTGGGAGAACCCGCAGATGCCGCACCAGATGCAGGGCAGCGCGGCGACGGCGCGGCGGTAGGCTTCGCATTCGAGGATCTCGGCCTTGGGCACGGCCAGGCCTGTGCTGGCTGCGCCCATCACCACGATGCTGGTGCACGCCAAGCCGGCTGTGGCGCGGGCGCTGTCCATGGCGCGGGCAGCACGCTGCGCCAAGCGCTCTTCGCGGTCCAGATTGGTCGTGCCTGCCACAGGCCATGAACTCTTGGACTTGAACGGCCTGCGTGTCAGCGCCATGGATGCACCTCCCGCCAGGAATCCAGCCGGTCCATTACCTCCCACGGGAAGGTGTCGAACACGCCGCCGGCGGGCAACGCTGGGCGGACAGGGCAACGCTGATACAGGATGTTTGCTCCGTTCAACGCTGCCCGCGTCAGAGCGGCCTCGCCCTCGGGATTGGGGTCGGCCATCAGCGCATCCACCAAAGGCTTCCACGAAGGCGGAAGGATGAAACAAGGCCTGTTGGTCGGGCGGTCGATCAGTTCACGGGCCATTTCGGAGACGACTATTACCCTCATCGGACATCCCCTTCAACATCGACCTGCACCAGAAAGCCGTGGTCGCCCATCACGCACACACGCGTGGGGCCGTACTGCTCCAGGCGGCAGCAGCGGTTTTCCGACCAGACGGAAAAGCGGTAGCGGCCCAGGGCATCAGGGCCTTCGATGCGCTCGCGCATTGCGGCGCCACGCCACAGGGGCGGGTGCTGGGGCGCGGCGCGCACGGGGCCGCGCTGGCCGCGCCGGGGCAGATCGGGGCGGAAATCAAGCATGTGCGCCGCCCTCCCCTGCGCTGGCATCGAAGTCCTGCACCTCCATGCCCAGATCCAGGGCTAGGCCGTGCTCCACACGCGCCCCCTTGGAGCCGCGCCAGCCGGGCAGCATGTAGACCGCATCGCATTTGCACAGCTGGGGCAGCGCCAGGCGCATGTATCCGGCCCAACTGCCGCACGCTGGCGCGGGGTTCTCGGCCGGGTTCTCGACGTGGTGGCCTTGGGCGCGCAGCGTGGCGGCGGCTCGGTTGAAGGCCGGGTAGTTGAAGTCGGGCAGGCCTGTCATCGGGCCGGCGATGTAGATGCGCTTCATGGCCGGGCCCTCCGGAAGGACCACGCGATCATTGCGGCGTCACGCTGGTGCTGATTGCTGCGGCCAGACCAGCCCGTCAGGCGGCTGAAGGTCGCGGCGTCGATCTTGGCTCCATGGGCGCCTCCGGCCTTCGCGCTGGGCGGCATGCCGAAGCAAGCAATGCCGAGGCTGGCGCACAGGGTCTCGATCAGCACGCACCATGCATCGATCTCACCCACGTTGCGCGCCATCTTGGCCCGCGCCGCGGCGCTTCCCTGGCCGGTCCAGGTCTTCCGTGCCTTGCGGCTGTCCTCGAAGATCACCAGCGTGGGCGCCCTGCCCTGCAGCGTCTGCAGGATCTGCGCTGGTGCAATCTCCTCCAGCGCCTGCAGCTGACCGTCCACGATCCAGGCCAGGCCCGTGTGTTTGCCCGGGTCCATGCCCAGCACCGTGATCGGGCCCTGGTGGCCAGCCGGCAGCGTCACGCGCGGGGCGGCGGGCGCCAGGCGAGCGCCTGCAGCTGCTGCACCACCTGCCGCTCGATGTCCACGAACAGCCGAGACTCGTCCCTGTCCAGCTCCCTGGCCCTGGCCTTGACGTACTCCCACCACCCGGGTTGCTGAGCCAGCTTGACGAGGTGTGCCACGGCTTCCCCGCTGAGATTGATTTGATGTTGCTGCCATTGGTTATCAGACGACGATGAATTCATGGGTGTCGCTGCCGTGGCTGTTGACCAGCAGCTCGCGCAGGCGGCGTTCGGTGGCGCGGTGCGCGCGGATGAAGGTGCGGGCCGGGATCACCTCCAGCACCTGGCCGTAGGCCTCGCCGAACTCGACCAGGTGGCCCAGTTGCACTGCGTTCAGGCGCATCTCCTGGCCATGGCCGTGCTTGCGGCCCAGGTCAACCACGGCGGCCACCGCATCGGCAAACAGGCTCTGGGCCTCGGGCTCGGTGAAGACACCCATGCCCAGCAGCGTTTCGGACAGGTTCGCGGCGTCAGCTAGATCGCGCCAGTGCTGCACTGTCGGAACGGCGTAGCCGACGGCATGCACGGCAGCCAGGACTGCAGCGGCCAGGGGCTCGCGCTTGCGCTGGTGCAGCGGCTGCCGTTCGCTGGCCGACAGCTCCTGCGCGAGCGAGTAGGCATAGGGCAGCGCGAGGTAGGCACGGGTAGCGGCCGGATGGATCGCGCTCATGGCTGGCTCCCCTGCTGGTGCTGCGCCACGGCGGCAGCAGCGCGGCGCTTGGCCTGCCCCACGCGCATCCGGTCTGCGCGGGCCTGGACCTGCACGGGCGTGAAGCGCGAGGCCTTGAGCGCAAATGCTTCGCGCAGGGTGGCCAGCTTGGACAGCACCTCACGCTTCGGGCCGCTGGGCATGGATTCAGGTGCCGGCAGCGCCAGGGCGGCGCGCGGTGCCGGCAGCTGCAGCTGCTCGCGCAGGTCATCAGTCAGGCCCTCCAGCCCGCCCGGCAGTCGGCCCGCCGTGATGGCTTCCTGCACGGCGCGCGTCCGGGCTTCGGGGTCGTGGCCAAGGCTGACCTGCACCACAGGGCGGCGACGCAGGGCACGGGCCTCGCCCGTGATCCGGCCGTAGGCCTCGATGAAGGCCTGCCGGGCGCCGAACTTGTCGCCGGCATCCAGCAGCGGCGCGGCCACGGCCCAGGCCTGGGCGATCTCATCGGTCCACACCACGGTGGCCTGCTGGTCAGCACTGGTCAGCGCCAGGCCATAGGCTTCGGCGGGCAGCATGCGGCCCATGGCGTGGTCCACGTACTGCAGGACAGTTCCGGTCAGGATCGGACCGCGATGCTCGGCGCGGATGCGGGCCAGGGCCAGGCGCAGCACAGGCTTGTCGATGTGGGCCAGATCTTCCGCCAGCAGCAGCAGCGCAGCAGGCCGGACCTGCTGGCCGCTCAGCTCCATGGTGGCGCCCAGCTCCTCCAGCAGCCAGTCGGTGTCGTGGTGGTCAGACATCGATCACCTCCCCCTGGCCTTGTCCGGCGCTCGACGCTTCGCCCTGGGCTGCGCCTGCACGCTCTCGCAACAGGCGCTTTGCTTCCTCGATGGCGCCAGCGTTTGCGCTGGTCTGGTCGGCCTGGCGGGCCTGCGTGCTGGTCATCCCAACGCCGGTCTGGCACTGAGTTGACCACTTCTCCGCGTTCTGCTGCAGCAGGCGAACGGGGTGCATCTCCCGGACGATGAAGTCCTCCTGCACGCGGCGCACGTAGTGCACGGCAATGCGGGGGGCGATCTCGGCGCCGACGCGGTCAATGAAGTTGCAGATCTGGCCGCCCACGGTCTGGTTCCAGACGGGCCAGCTGCGGTACCGGCCCTCGTAGGCAATGGCGTAGGCGATCCAGGTCTTGTGGGACTTGGTGTCGGGGCCGGGGTAGCGCAGCTCTGCAGGGATCTCGTGGATTGTCCCGTTGGGGGCTGTGACACGCATCGGCTCAGCAGCAGCGTGGGGGGCTTCAGCCCCCGTCGCAATACTCTCTGCTGTAGTCTCTGAAGTAGTCTCTGTTGTAGTCTTACTTAGTTTAGATTGCGGGTTTCCTGCAGACCTGTTTGCAGCTTTCCCGCGAACCTGTTTGCGGGATTTCTGCGAACCTGCCTGCGGGGTTCCCGCATCCTTGATTGCAGGATTCCTGCAATCTTGTTTGCAGGGGGTCTCCAGGCCCTCCAACTGGCTCACCAGCGCATCGATGCTGACCCGGAAATACAGCTTGGCGGGGATGCCGCGGCGAGCCTCCTCCATGAGCCCCAGCGACAACAGTTTCTTGCGGGCGGTCTCCTGCTCAGTGCGGCTCAGGCCGGTTTCATCCTCCCACTCCACCTGCGTCTTGAAAAACCAGCCGTCGTCGTCGGAACCACGGTTGGCCCAATACACGGCCTGGGACAGCATCAGCGCGCCAGTGATGCCGGCGCCAAGGTGCACAAAGGAACGCTGGAAGGCGATGGGCCGGTCCAGCATGGAAGCGAGGTTCATGCACGCTCCCCTTGCGCCAGGCGGGCTTGGTGCTGGCCCCAAAGGCCGGCCACCCAATTCACCCCCTTGGGTGTGAACTTCGTGGCGTTGAAGGCGTGATCGTTGACATGGGCCACGCCCGTCTTCACGACAAAGCGGCCAGCATCAATGTGGCACTGATGCGCAGTCCATTCGCCGCCCAAGCGGTACATGATCTTTTCGTCCTGCAGCCACGCGCGGAACTCGTGCTCGTTCGCGCCCAGCAGCTTGGCCACCTGCCGGAAGCCCTTCGCGCCGTTGGCGGCCACGTAGCGGTCCACATACTCGGCCTTGGGAGCGGCCAGGGCCAGGGCGGCCTGCTGCTGCTCGATCTGCTCGGCTTGTTCAGCGGCCAGGCGCAGCGCCTGAGACATCGTGCGCGGCACGGCAGGAGCGGCCTGGGCCTCAAGCTCCTGCCAGCGATCCACCAGCCGCGCCGTGAACTCAGGAGACAGCTGCGCCACCACGACATAGCTGTCGCGTTTGCACAGTTGGTAGACGCTCACGGCCTGGCCGAGATGGTTCCGGACTTCCTGCAACGCAGGGAGTTGGATCACGCCGCGCGCGCCCAGGCGCTCGATGGAAGTCTTCACGTTGTCGTGGCGGGACTCCACCAGGGCGGCGATTTCTTCGCTGCTCATGGTCAGCACAGCGGCGGAAATTGCAGTGATCGCATTCATCGGGCAGGCCCTCCGAATTCGGGGCTACCAAAAGGCCCTATGAGCTTGGCCAGCGCCTCGGTACGCTGCGCGTCATGGTTCACTTTCTCCACCACCATCTGCCGATAGGTCTTGCCGTAGACCAGGGCGTACACGCAGTCGCGCAGCACCATGGATGTGTCCGTGGCCTGTTGGCCGCAGTGGCGCAGGAACAGGTCGGCCGTGGCCTCGTCCACCTTGGTGCGCAGCGGGATGTCCAGCTTGCCCAGCGGGCCGGCAATGCCGCGCGCGAACATGGGCCCGCCAGCTTCTTCGTCCAGTTGGTCCTGGACACGAGCCAGCACGCGCTCGGCCTGCTCAGCGTCGAGGTCGGCAAGAGCTGCCTGGATCGCCCGGAAGGCGGCCGCTTCAGCCCGGCTCAGCTTTTCGTGGGTGTCACGCATGCGGGACTACTCCTGGGGTTGATTCTGGGAAAAGGTGCCCGCCGCCTCCCGGGGCAGAATGGGAGTTCCTACACAACCATTCCCAGGAGGGGCGGACATGGAAATCGAAGATTTGAGAAAGCAGATGGCCTCGGACATGGCTGGCATGCAGATGGCGCTAGGGAGTGCGATACGTGCTCTCATCAAGACTCACCCCGACCCGGTTTCGTTGGTGAAGGAGCTGCATCGGGAGAAGGAAGAGACGATGGCCCTTTTGACGGCCTCCCCAGTTCCGGATCGAGCAATAGACGCTTTTCAAATTTCGATGCGTCTCGTGGATGCAAGCATCCAACGTGTACCGCCAGCTTCAGGAGCGCAGTCGGAAGGGGAGTGAGGGCAACGCGCTCAGCCATGGCCTTGCTCCTGGTAGGTTGGCGCCACTTCGGGCAGCGGAGCTCGCCCATAGACCTGGTCCAAGGTCACGGATAGGCCGCGTCCGAGCGCGAAATCGATCAGCTTCAGGGCAACGTTCACAGGCATGGACTGCAGCCCGGACTCGTAGTTGGCGATGTTTCCTTGGCTGCATTCGATTCCAACGCCAAGCTCTTTTTGGGTCACACCCAGGAGCGACCGTATGGGTTTGAGTGTCTGCATGACATTCATTATCAGCGGCGCTGGTTCATGCGTCAACCAGCGCCGCTGATCACAAAAAATCAGCGCGCCTGATACTTAAGCCATGAGTAGCAAGAAAGCCATCGTCACGGACGAGCACCGCGAAGAAGCGCGGGCCCTGCGTGAAATCTGGAACAGGGTCAAGCCCAGGAACCAGAAGGAGTTCGGCGCGGAATTTGGGATCGGCGGCCAGACCGCTGTCAGCAACTTCCTGAGCGGCACATCCGCTCTCAGCCTGAAGGCGGCCGCAGGGTTTGCCGCTGGCTTGGGCTGTCGCATTGAGGATTTCAGCCCACGACTGGCGGCCCCAGCAGCCCAAATCGCAGAGCTGACCCCGCCGCCTCCACCTTCCAGCGACGAGTACACGTCAGTCCGGTACGCCAATGTCCGCTTTGCCAATGGCACTGGCAAGGTGGCTTACGTCGCGGCTGACAAACCCGCCCTTGTATTCCGCACCGATTTTTTGAAGAAGGCTGGCGTCTCCCAGGCAAATGCTGTGGTCGTGGATGCCACAGGCCACAGCAACGAACCAAAGATCCCAGACGGGTCCATCGTTCTGGTAAACCGAGGGGACAAGGAGCGTTTGAACGGTGACTTCTTTGCCTTCCGTGCCGATGGTGAGCTGCTCATCAAGCGTCTTCAGGATGTGCCTGGGGCTGGCGTCTTGGCGATAGCCGACAACCCCAGCTTCAAGCCCAAGCAAATCATGTACCGGGAGGGTGATGATTTCGAGGTAATTGGCCGCGCCGTATGGGCAGGAATCATGCTCTGACCTGCCAGCCTCGCATCACCTCAGCATCCAAAAGACCCGCCTTGTGCGGGTTTTTTTTACGGCCATTCGCCGAGGGCACCAGCGCGCTTAGAAAAGAAAATCAGCGGCGCTGGTTGACACATAAACCAGCGCCGCTGATAATAAAACTCAGCAACCCAGCCACCACACATGCGGACCGGCCGGGAAGTTGGGCACCACGGCATCGACCGGCGCGCTCTGGCTCTTGCAGCAAGCACGGCTGGGTAAAGACAGGGCGCCGCGGGCATGGCGCGGTTGGGAATGTTGAACCTGCCGGTGCGAAGGCTAGTAGCGCTCTGCCCCTGGATGGGATCAGGCATCGCGAACGAGATATGGCGCCGCATGTATGCCGGACTTGAGCCGGCAGCAGGCGAGCTACCGCTGCACTGCGAACCGCCTCCTGGGTCAAGAAAACGGGAGTGAGGCATGAACTGGGATGCCAAGAAAAGAAAAGCCCAGATCAACGCCCTCCCCGAGCGCATCGGGGCGAAACAAAAGAGGCTTCTCGATACGGGAGGCCTCTTTTGTTTCCGCCACCACCACAGGAGAGACCACCGTGACCGTTTCCGCAAACACAGGCCTGCGCCACGCACAGGCCGCCCAATCCGCCATCGCTACAGCAGGCCTGGGAGCCATCTATGAGGGTACCCCGGCAACCGGCATTCCCGTCAGCCCGGTAGATGCGGCCATCAGCCAAGTCTCCGTAAATGTGCGCGACCTGCAGGCAACCATCCAACGCCTGCGCGCACGGCTGGAGCCGGTACTCATGCCGAATGACCCTATCGGGCAGGGTAGCCAGACAAACCCCGTGCCGGCCGCGCCCGCCCCGCTGGTGGGCCACATCGAAGACCTGTCCGGTCAGCTGCGCGAATCCTGCACCGCTCTTCAGGACCTGGAGCGGCGCCTGGCGCTGTGATTGCGATGGCGAACACCTTCGGGGCGCGCCTCATTCTCGCCAGGAACGAGAAGGGCCTGAGCCAGTTCACTTTGGCCGAGCGCGCCGACATGGCCCCAACCCAGTTGTCGCGCTACGAAACGGACAAGGTTCGCCCACGCCTTCGCATCGTCAACACGTTGGCGGCGGCGCTTGCTGTCGATCCAGACTGGCTGCTGAACGGCGACGATGACGCTGATCTTGAACCTGCAGATACAGCGCCCGCGACGCAGTGCAAGCTGCGCATCCCAACGGAAATGCACGGTCGTCTGGTCCAGCTGGCGAGCGCCGCAAACCGCAGCCTCAATGCCGAGATCGTCCACCGCCTGGGCCAGACCCTGGGCGAGGACTTCGCCGCAGAGCAGCCAGATGCGCAGCCGGTGCTGGTTCAAATGCTGGAACAGATGCGCGAGCAGACGAGCCACCTGCGCGAACTTGCGCGGATGGACTCTCTGCATCGTGATGACTTTCGAGCGTGACAGCGCCCCGGCACGGAGCCGGGGCCATCACAGATAGGGAATGCGCGGGCGATGCGCGGGGAATGGAAGCAACCGGAGCGACAGACTTCCTAGGCCGTACCCGCGAGGGCTATGCGGCTGCCATGAAAAACAGCGCTCGCTTCTGTGCCGGGATCGCATCCGGCCCTTATCTGTGATGGCCAATCGTGACAGGCATTTGCCCGCCTGCAAGCGGCGAGAGTCCGCCAAACCGTCAATAGAAGGAAAGCCGGGGCGAATACGGCCGGCCATCAACCCATACCCTGGCCACGGGGTCGCAGAGGCTTAGCAGGCCGCAGCAGGTGGGAGCCCTGCACCTTTTACTTTCCGTTCACATTTGCCCGGCCGTGGGCAGGGTATCGTGGACGCAATCAGTTTCCACGCCGAGCCTGGGCTTCCTCCTCCCTCCCTCTCTACTTCCCAGGCGCGCCTTCACGGCATCGGCACTTTCCAGCCAGGCCCTGCAGCTTCACAAGTTGCGGGGCCTTTTTGTTTCGTGGGGCCGCTCTCGCGGCATTGGCCCGCCCTGCAGCAATGTGGGGCGGGCTCTTTTTTGGAATCCACCATGAGAACCAGATTCACCCGGCTGCGCGGCGATCGCGGCCAAGCCGCCTATGAGCCGCGCTCTCTTGCCGAATGGAAAGAAGAAGAGCGCCTGTTGGCAGAGGCTGCAGCACAGCGCCGACAGCAGCAAGCCACCAACCCCACGAATCCGCCTCCTGGCGGATTTGTTGTTTCTGGAGAGCCCAAATGCAACGAGTGATCCCCTCCGAGCCCTTCAATCCCGATCCCGATGCGCGCTTCCTCCGCGAGGCCTCGCGCCCAGGCCCTGTGGCCGAACCGGGCCCGGCGCCCACGCCCGGCGGCTGGCTTCTGCTGTGCGTGGCCGTGCTCGCGGCCCTGGTGCTCAGCGCCTGTGCGGAGGCCGGCGCGGCCCAGGAGCCCGTGGCCAGCGCAGCGGACGTGCAGCGCGCGCACAGCGCCGCCCAGGCCTGCCCGCCCGGCCACGCCGTGGTCTGGATCGGCCCGCAATCCATGGAATGCCTGCGCGAGTTGCCATGAGCAAACTTTTCGGCTTTTTCCTCTGGTCCGCCTTCTCCGCCTTCGGCATCGCCGCTGCGGTCGCCATCGCCGGAGCACCCCTTTTCTGAACCTGGAGCACCCATGAACCAGTCCGAAGTCGCCTGCGACGGCGTGCGCGTCACGCGCGACATCACGCCGAACGAGAGCGCTCATGTCGTCTGCCACGTCGCCGACCCCATCATCGGCATCCTCAACGACTACAGCGAACGCAACAGCCAAGCGCTCGCGGTCTATGGTGGCCTGTACGCCATGGGCTGCGCCCTGGCCAGCATCGGTGCAGATCTGGGCCCGGCCGCTGATCTGCGCAAGCAGCTGTCCGCGCTGATCGACGGCTACGACGCGATGCAGCAGTCCAAGGCCCACTGATCGCCATGCCGAATCCCGAGAAGCTCAACCTGTCGCAGATCTGCGCAGCCTTCGCCCCAGTGCTGCAGCTCAACGCGGCAAACCTTGCAGCCCTAGGCGTGCCCTTTGAGAAGGACCGCAGCGCGGTGCTGATGAACGCCCGCGACCTGCCCCGCCTGGCCGACGCCCTGATCGACCAGCTCTATGTGAAGCGCGACGAATTCCTGGCCGGACCCACGCCGCGCGCGCCAGCGATCCCTGCACCCGCCATCCAGCACCTACCGGCCGACGACACCGAGGGCGGCGCCCTGTAACCCACCGTTTGGAGAACCCCATGTCGCAAACACCGGCAGATCTCTACGCGCAAGAAATGATCATGCGTGCCAAGGCCAAGGCCAAGGCCACCGAGGCCGCCGCGCTGCGCCTCGAAGCAAAGGGCGAGAAACGCGCTGTCGAAGCCTACAACCTGCGCGCACGCGCAAAAGCACTTTCGGCCGAGGCGGCCCAGTTGCGCAACGAGGCCAAGCTCGTTCACAGGGAAGCCGTGAAGGGCATTGGCGTCCAGGCCGAACAGATGGTGAAGCGCATGCCGCCCGAGTTCGGCGGCTGGGGGATTCTCAAGACCCGCGCCTATACCAAGCTGCTGGATCTGCTCGTGTCTCAGGCAAAGCGCGTGCAGCCCAACATGGCCCTGGCCACCCAGGCCCACACCCTGCTGCTGGGTCATGCGGCCTGGACCGATGCAGAAGCCAACCGCCTGGGCTGCCTGCCCAAGCATCCGAAATCCCTTGCCTGATACATCATGCTCACGAACCTAATCATTTACCGAATTTCCGAATCCTGGGCACCTGACCTCCAGGCTGTCGAGGCCGCCCTGGCAAAGTCACCGTTTGCCGAGTGCGGCGCCACACAGGAGCGTAGCGCCGGCTGGGTGCCGCCGCGCGGCGAGCCCCATGGCCCGCTGGCCGAGTCCGTGGCCAATCAGTGGGTGATGCGCTTCATGACCGAGGCCAAGATGCTGCCGGCCAGCGTGCTCAACCGCCGCGTCAACGAAAAGGCTGCACACATCGAGGCCACCGAAGGCCGCAAGCCCGGCAAGAAGGAAAAGAAGGAACTCAAGGACGAGGCCAAGCTGGACCTGCTGCCCATGGCCTTCACCAAGCAGGGCTCCATGTGGGTGTGGCTGGACCCGCAGGCCCGCACCCTGGTGCTGGACACCGGCAGCCAGGCGCGCGCCGACGAGGTGGTGAGCTCGCTGGTCGAGGGCCTCACAGGCTTTGCGCTGGCCCTGGTCGATACGCAGACCAGCGCACAGGCCGCCATGGCGCACTGGCTGACCACGCAGGAAAGCCCGGCCGGCTTTTCGATTGACCGTGAATGCGAGCTCAAGGCCGCCGACGAATCCAAGGCCGTGGTGCGCTACGGCCGCCATCCACTGGACATTGCTGAAGTGCAGCAGCACATCGAACACGGCAAGCTGCCCACGCGTTTGGCGCTGACCTGGGACGACCGCGTGAGCTTCGTGCTGACCCAAGGCCTGCAGCTGCGCAAGGTTCAGATGCTCGATGTCGTGACCGAGTCCAAGGATGGCGATGGCGGTTTCGATGCCGATGTGGCAATCACGACGGGCGAGCTGTCCAAACTCTTTCCCGACCTGATCGAAGCCCTGGGTGGCGAGGGTCGCACTGGCCTGGGGCACGCCCTTCCAGCCTCGCTAACCACGACAGGCCCGGCCTGTGCCCCTCCAGATCTGAAGCCTGGCGATGTGCCGTTCTGACATGGCCGCATCACCCGAAAAGGTCTGCACCACCTGCGGCGAGCCCTGGCCCGCCGACGTGGGCTTCTTTCGCGCCCTGGTCAAAAGCCCCGACGGGCTGGCCGACCAGTGCAACGCCTGCGTTTGTGACAAGTACCGCCGCTATCGCAAGCGCAATCACTCCCGCCCGCGTATCACCGACACGCTCGCCAGCATCTGGATGCAGCACCCGGTGGCCACGGCCTCAACAGCATGAACCAAGACACCGAACACCATCCCACGCGCGCCGAGCGCGATCTGCCAGCTGCGCGCCGCGCCGCCGAACGTGCCCGCGCCATCTGGTGGGACGAGCAGAAGCCCACGCACTGCTTCGGCTGCGGCGCCGAGCTGCCCGAAGACCATCACCGCGGCGATGCCCTGCCCTGCGGCCACTGATCACCCATCCAAGAAAGGAAACCCGATGTCCGAATACCAGAACCTGCTGGCACGCAAGGCCGAGATTGACGCCCAGATCGCTACCGCTCAGGCAGAGGCCAAAGCGAAAGCCGTGACCGAAGCCCGCGCGCTGATCCAGGAGCACGGCCTCACCGCTGCCGATGTCTTCCCCGCCGCGAAGGCCAAGGGCAGCGTGGGCGCCCCGAAGTACCGCGACCCCGCCACAGGCTCCACCTGGACGGGGCGCGGCAAGCCTCCGAACTGGATCAACGGCAAGGACCGCGCTCCGTTCCTGATCTCCGCCGCCTAACCCCCGAGGCATGAGCACAGCGCATGGGCGCTGTCCTGATCAAACCCCTTCCATTTCAACCATGGCCGCCACTGTGCGGCCTTTTTCATGGAGTCTCGCTATGAACGTCCACATCGGCACCAACACGGCGCCCATCATCTTCGTCCCTTCGCCCGAAGCCATGGCCAGCATGGAGGCTCTCATGAAGGGCCTGGGCCGCGTCGAGCCGGCTGCGCCGACAGCAGTGCCCAGCGCCGACCATGGTCGCCCCGCCATCGGCGACTACTGGGAAGGCCAGGGCGGCCACTACGCCGGCGACTTCAGGGGCTCCGATGGCTCAGTCTACGGCCTGATCGTCGCTCCGGGTGAAGACGTGGGCCGCGCCGCGTGGGGCCCGACCTGCGAGCGTGAGCTGTCCGACTGGGACGGCCTGGCCAACACCGCCCGCCTGCGCAACGAATGCCCCGCCGCAAAGCTGGCGGTCGGCTTCGAGAGCGACGAACACAGCGACTTCTACCTGCCGGCCCGCCGCGAGCTGCAGCTGGCAGCCGCCAACGTGCCCCACCTGTTCGGCAAAGAGTCCTGGTACTGGAGCAGCACGACGCTCAGCGGGGACTACGCCTGGGCTGTCGATTTCGAGAACGGCAACACGAACAACAACAACCGGTACAACGAGTTCCGAGTTCGGCCTTTCCGCAGATTCATTTATTGATCCCTTCACCCCTTTCTTCACCCTCAACCACCCAGCAGGAGCATCCATATGAGCAAGTCCATTCCCGCAATCGGCCAGGCATGGCCCGAGCAAGGCGGCATCTACATCGGCGCCCGCCTGATCGATGGCGCCGTCCATCACGTTGTCATCCCTGGCGGTGTCGAGCACGACATCAAAGACGCGGCATTCAAGGGCGTTCAGACCTGCATTCCGACCGAGTTGAACGGCCAGGGAGATTGGCGCGCGCCTGACCAAGAG